TTATACTAGATTAATGGCGGCTGAAGAAACCGCGAAAGTCAGTGGAGGTGGAATATTGAAGGGAATGTGTATATGCCTCTGCCTCCTTATCGTTGCAATCATCGTCTTGGCAAACGTGCTCCCACGGCCTACACCTCCAGCAGCTCCTGTGCAGCCACAAGAACAAGCTCCACCCCCTCAACAAGGTGCAGGGTCATCACCCACGTGGTCACAAACACCATCATCACAAGGTCCAGCAGGGCCTGGACCGGGTATGTTTCGTACACCCGTTCAAATGCAGCAAGTTCAAATGGTAAATTATGGTGGAATATCACCTGGCCCCGCCATAACCGGTCCTTCTCCACCCAGGTACAATATCCCAGACACCGCTCCAACTAACAACCCTTCACTCCCCCCACCAACCACCCCTTCAACACCAACCACCCCCTCGACACCAACCACCCCCTCGACACCAACCACCCCTTCAACACCAACCACCCCTTCAACACCCACTGGAAAGAAGGGATTTGTGGTTGGAAATGACGACACGACAGGTGCAGGGAAAGTTGCCGCCTTGAACGCAAGTTGGTACTACACGTGGGGAAGCAGCCCGTCAACACCGCCTGCGAGCGTTCCTTTTACTCCAATGTTCTGGAACGTGAACAAGCAGGCTCCGGGGGGTGCATCTGCTACTGAGATTGCGACAAAGGCAAGTCAGGTGTTGACCCAGCTCAAGACGTTGAATGTGTCTGGGCAGGAGAATGTTCTTTTGGCGTATAACGAGCCTGACGGCACAAACCAGAGTGCACAGGGAAATATGACGGTTGAACAGGCTGTTCAGTACTGGCCTCAGCTTGTTGACACTGGTCGCCGGCTTGGAAGCCCGGTGATGTATGGTTCGACAACAAATCCCCCCAAATCCCCAAATCCGAACAACACACCTTCTGCAGGGTTCAACGGTCCTGTCCAGCTTAACATAAGCAACACAAGTACACCGAACACAGTCACCCTTGATCCATCGAATATATGGCTGGACAACTTTTTGGTACAAATTTCGAATTTAAATCCGAAAAAGTTCCCGGACTTTATTTGCATCCACTGGTATGGACCACCAAACTCATCCAGTTTTACAAACTACTTGACTGCTGTGTATAACAAGTACAAGTTGCCCATATGGGTGACAGAGTACTCGTGTGCAGATTGGGATGCCACGTGTTGCGAAAACAACCAGACACAGCACACGACTGGGTTTGATTGGTCTATTCCCACGAGTTCGAACATAGGTACAAACCAGACTGCTCAGTTTATGAGGCAGACAATTTCATTTATGAATTCATCAAGTTTTGTGGAGCGGTATTCTTGGAAGGAGCGGTTTTTGTTGGGTAACCCAGACGGGACACCGGCTGGTGCCGATGAGTACATGTCTCAGCAAGCAGTGTCAAATACGACGCAGGGGGGGCCAGACTATATGAATCAGTCTGCACTCTTCATGTCGTACAAGCACTTCCCAACCGCAGTTCCACCACTGACAACACTTGGCCAGTTGTATGCAAGCCTTTAAAAAAATGAGGACTTAGAGTACTAAATGTCAGACCCGATCCTCGCCCCAAGTACAGCTCGATTCACTACATTTCCCATACGGTATCACGACTTGTGGGAATTGTACAAAAAGGCTATAGGGAGTTTTTGGACGGTTGAGGAGATTGACTTGGCAGGTGACCTCAGGGATTGGGACAGACTGAACAGTGACGAGAAGCACTTTATCAAGATGGTGTTGGCGTTCTTTGCAGCGAGTGACGGCATTGTGATGGAGAATATCAACTTGAATTTCGGGGCTGAGGTGCAGATTGCAGAGGCTCGCTCGTTTTACGCGTACCAGACGTTCAACGAGTCGATTCATTCCGAGACGTATTCACTTATGATTGACAAGCTCGTCAAGGATTCCGACGAGAAGGCACGCCTCTTCAAGGCGATCGATACTGTCCCTGCGGTTAAACGTAAAGCCGAATGGGCTCTCAAGTGGATGGGTCCGGGTGCCCCGTTCGCCCAGCGCTTGGTTGCTTTCGCGTGTGTGGAAGGCATCTTCTTCAGTGGGTCCTTCTGTGCCATCTTTTGGCTGAAGAAGCGTGGTCTTATGCCAGGTCTTTCTTTTTCGAATGAATTGATAAGCAGAGATGAGGGTCTTCATCAAGAGTTTGCTGTAGCTCTCTACTCCAATTTGCAAACAAAATTAGAAATTGACATTGTGAACTCTATCATCAAGGAGGCTGTCAGTATCGAGCAGGAGTTTATCACACACGCCATTCCGTGTGACTTGATTGGTATGAATGCCAAGGATATGACCACCTATATTCAGTTTGTTGCCGACCGGCTTGTGCAGCAGTTGGGAGGATACCCCATATTCCAGTCCAGAAACCCATTCGACTGGATGGAGACCATTTCACTCGAGGGCAAGACCAACTTTTTCGAGAAGCGGGTGGGTGACTACTCCAAGCATATGGTGTCAGATGGAGACGAGATCCGGTTTGACGAAGAATTTTAGTTGTAAATGTAAAGGATGAAGACAGGTCAGATTCTATTGGCTATATTCTTCTGGGCTCTTCTTGTCGGTCTCATTGTCTGGGTTGTGATGGCGACGAAGAGTGCGCGCGTAGAACACGCATACAAGGATAACGGGTGTCACAAGGATTGCAAGTGTCTCGAGGATGATCCACGGGTGTCGTGGGACAAGTCATTTACAGCTCTAAAGAACGCCGATAATAGGACGTTCTGTGGTGCTGTTGTGAACGGGTTCCGTGTTGGATGTCCGTCAGGGTGTTGTAATCCGAGATGTACTTAAATCTCGGATCCGGTCAGAGTGTACATATCCTGCTTCATTGGGGAAGACCCCTCACGGGCGTCAACATATCCGCTCTGCTCATCCCACTCACCACCCAGACGAGGACCGCGGTGAACCTCAGTCTTGGTTGCAAATGGGTGCAGATCGCCGTAGAAGGACACACGGCGCATCAGGAAACCCACCAGAAACACAAACAGGGCTCCGTGCAACAGAAGACCCAGCATCTTCGCCTGGCCGTCTGTCGTAGCGACCCACCCACCCAAAACGCCGCGCACCGCCTTGAAGGTTGCTGGGTGCGCGAACAGGATAAACAGAACTAGAGGAATTAGGTATGCTGATGTGCTCATTCTTTAATATTTAGCCAACATTTTGTTTTTACGGGAACGTTCCGGTTTCGATTTATTTCCAAATTGAACTCCAAAAAGCTTGAACCCTGAAGCACGAGGAAACAGGAGTAGAATCAAGAATCCAACCAAGAACAAAAAGACAACTGCGTGCAAAATCAGACCGCCAATCTTGGGAAGACCGTCTGAGGTTGCAACCCATCCCCCCAAAAGCTTGCTCGTGAGCTTATAGGTTGCAGGATGAGACACAGCAACAAAGCTTGCCAGTGTTATAATACTCTCCATTGTACTATATGTTTACATTTTCTTACCGTACACCAGTCTCCACAAAAAGGTGCTCAGCAGCACAAACACCAGTGCGTGAAGCAAAACACCAGCCTGGGTTGGCAGACCATCGGCAGCGGCAACCCAGCTTCCAAGCACCTTGCGCACAATCTTGAAGGTCTCGGGGTTGGCAACGATGAAAAAGGTGACGAATGGGATAATCTTCTTCTGAAGTTTCATTTACTATAACGCGCGATTTTTTATGACCTTTGACTGAGTCTATAAATAAATGCTATATGAGAACGTGCTGGTACTCCTCCTGATCGCGTTCTGTATGCTGGTCCTAGGTTTGGAGGTTTGAAAACCTGTGAACCAATTGCAGCTGTTGCTGTCAGTCCTTTCACAAAAGTCCCCATCATACTATTTTGAAGCTTTACAATCCACGACTTACCATTTACATTTGCAACGAATGTCTGACCGTTATCTGGCGTGTACACATTCACATTCTTCCCGTTGACACTTGTTGTCTTGTTGTTATCAAGTACGACGCGTTTCAAAACTGGTCCACGCTGTGTGAACAAGCCTTTCGAGATATTTCCTACAAGCTGAACCTCATACGTCTTGTTATTCATATTCGCAAAGTACTTGTTTCCAGTGGTGTACACCTGTCTCGGGACCCCGTTCACTTTGGTTGGAACCTGGTAGCCAAATATCTTCAGATTGACTGGTGTCAAGTTTGTCTTGTACGCTTGAGACAACACCGGTGGGGTCTTCAGCGACGACACAAGTGCAGACCTCATACCAGCTGACAACCCCTGATACCACATTTGCGCAGTAGGTCCAACGGATGTCAAAGCCAAAGCCACACTCTTTGCCGCATTTGTCGAAAATGCGGCTGGTGGGTAGTAATAGTAGGCAAGTGCGGCTGCTGTGATGGGTATTCCAATTCCAGCCAAGTACTTCAGTCTGTTAGCAACTCTGGATCGACTACTCCCAGAGTTTACGGGTTTCCCACCTGATTCCAGAAACCACCCTGTGCGTTGCGACGAGCTGCATTCTGGTTGTTCTTGCGGTTAATCTTCTTTGAGTTATTTGGACCCAGAGCCTTGAATGCAGCCGCCTTGGCGGCGTTGTTTGCACCAGAGACGGCGGCATTCTTGTACCACGCGTTAAAGGCGGCGTAGTTCTTCATAGCGGACGGAGGTGGAGCCCCGCGTGCAGGGAAGGCGGGGAATTTGCGATGACCAAACGCAAAAGGATTCAGTGGATTCCAAGAACGTCCCACCTTCTGGATCGCCCAGAAGTAGTTGTGGTTTGCCTTATTCGCCCAGTTTGCGGCACGACCGTTAAAGTTGTTGGCATTTGTGTAGGCCAGATACCCAGGTGTAGCCTTGGACTTTGTGTTGTACATAGCAAGTACTTCCTTTGCCTTGTTTGCGTTGCTCGTCTTCGATTTAACGTTGTTACTGTTCAGCGTACCCTTCAACCACGCGTTAAACTCTTCCTTTGTTGGTTTTCCGCGTGTGGCAACTGCATTCCAGAACTGGCGCCGGTTAGCATTCATATTGTAGTTATTTGCTTTGTTGAGCAGAATAGAGTTATTTGACTTGATTGCATTCACGTACCGGTTTGCCTTTTGGACTGGATTACCTTGTGTGTTTGCGTTCACTTGACCCTTGTACCACTTAATGAATGCGTTGTACTTGGCCCGTGAAACCATCGACCCGTTGACCAACTCATACCGAGCAGTGTTACCTGCATTCCAGTTGAATTTTGTATTTGAATTGGCAGCTTTCTTGACGAGGTAATATCCATTCTTGACATTCGGGCTATTTGACTTTTTCAACGCATAGTATGTGACTGAACCATTCTGGGTACTCACTTTTTTCACGGTCGCAGGCTGGTTTGCAATTGTCGCGTTACTCACATTTACGGCTGTGTTTTGTGCAGGTGGGGGTGGTGGGGAACGACCAAAACGTAAACGACTAAAAATACCACCAGGCCTGGGTGCCGCGTTGGGTGCCACGGGTGCCGCAGGTGCCGCAGGTGCCGAGTATCCGTTGATAGCCGTGATCAAACTCACCTTTGCCGCATTTTTGGTGTTTGGCCCCGCGGCGAAATATGCGGCCGCGGCAGACTTAACAGCCTCGTACTGATTACTATTTTTCCGAAAAGGAAGTCGAAAGGGGGACTGGATGTGCCAACCCATTTGTTTACTTTTGGTAAGGAAAAAAATTGGTCGGGTGAAGGGGCTTAAGGAGCACGAAACCTATACAAGTAGGAAGCAGCAATGGCTCTGCGTATGATCACCGACTTCAAGGTTTCCGAGATTGTGTCTTCTGCTGTCACTTCCAACAAGTATGGCGGTAAGGCCATCTATCTCAACGGTCCTGGGCGGTCTCGCCTGATGTTTCAAATCCCTCCTCTGAAGGCTATTGTTGGCCTTAAGGAGAGTGACATTGCTCCCGGCACGTGGAATATGCCACTCAGCCTGGACAACGACGCAGTTCTCAAGGTGTTCCAGGATCTTGAGAACTTTACCATCGAGACCATCCTCTCCAACTCTGAGGCTCTGACTGGCAAGAAGCTGACGCGTGAGCTTCTGCTGGCTGGTGATTCGTGGAAGCCCTTCATCAAAACTGCGAAGAAGGATGGATACTCTCCAATTCTGCGTATGACCCCTCAGGTCGACAAGGTGACCAAGAAGTTTATCACAGAGGCGTACAACTTCAACCGCGAGGCTGTTCCCCTGGAGAGCCTGGACAAGGGACAGCGCGTCAGCTGTATCATCGAGCTGACGCAGATTTGGAAGTCCACGATGGGTTACGGTCTCTCTATCCGCCTCCACCAGGTGATGTTCGCCCCGACCAGCAAGCTGGAGCCCTGCGCTTTCTTGCCGGCTGCAGACGAGCCGACTGCAATGTCTGAGGATGAGGACGAGGATGAGGAGGACGGTGATGTGTCTGATTAAAATCTTGTGTAATACCAATGAGCTGGATAGACCAGCGTAAATTTCAACTCAAAAACACCGGTGGGCGCCGGTATGTCTATCGTCGTCGCAACAATGGTTCCAAGGAAACCATTAACGTCCCCGCAAACGTAAACTTTTCTATGGCATCTGTTCAAAAATGGCTCAAAACCCACTACAAAACACCCAACAACAGAATCCCAATTTTCACCACAACTGCGACAACCAAGGGTATGGGGTGGGCACCTGCTAAAAAGTCTATAAGTGCAACCCCCACAAACATCAAATTCAACTGCACAATTGGACAACACCTCTATCACCGCGCGGCAAATGCAAACGGGTCTGTGGGGTTTCACCGCCTGAATGCAAATAACGCATCGAACAAGTTGAACCTTGTCCCACTCCGCAAGACGTCCATTCGCAAGGGTATCGCCAAGCTTGATGCTGGTAAGCAGGGTGTTGTGTTTTTGGCGTCTGCGCGCAGGTCTGTTCCACAAGGGTCTGAATTTGTTATCAAGGTGTGTCCCACGGACAAGAACCTCACAAAGTCCCAACAGATTTCCAAAATTGAATACAAAATTCAATCCGCTTTGTACAAGGTTGTCCCTGAGAATATCCCCAAACCCATCGCCCCGATCATTGACTGCAAAAGCTTTCTGAGTCCGAGTGAATTGATGTCCAAATCGGCAGTTGTGAACAAAGAGAAGGACTATTCGTCCCAGACCCTTATGTTTTCAGAGTACATACCCTACGGACCCCTACCGTACTATCTTGACAAGATTGCAGTGTCTAAGAGACTGCGTCTGAATGACAGTCTGATGAAGTCCTTTATCTTCCAGGTGTTGTTTGCTTTGTACAAGATTCGCAAGGTATACCCCGGATTCCGCCACAACGATCTTCACCTTGACAACATTCTGGTCAAGCCGGGGACACCCTACCCAGTCGCCGTGATTAATGACTTTGGGTTCTCCACCCTTGGAAACGCAAATACACAGAATCCCCTTGTGAACAAGGGGAATTTTGCCAAGAATTGGGGAATCGGGGCAAAGACAACTCCAGACTATGATGTCCACCTATTCCTGAACGAGCTCCGCAAGTGGTGTGACAAGAACAAGGACAAGGCGGTTGACAAGTTTCGCAATACCCTTCTCTTTCTGAACGACAAGGTTCCAGCTGGCTACAGGGAGGAAAACAACACGTACACAATGCGTATGAGACTCAAGTACAACATCAACTACCCCGGGTTCCCCTCCGTGAAACAGATTTTGAGATCGAAATACTTCACTGGTCGTGCACGGCTCACACCAACCCCAACACCACCCAAGAAGCTGAAGCTCAATCTGAACCGAATTGCATTTTCAAATGAAAATCTCAAGGCGACAGGTATATCTCCCAACACGCGCAAGTGGTTGTTGACACGGCCAGTCAGGAAAAACACACCAGCCCCGATTATCAAAAAGTCACCAAGTGTGAATCTGTCCGGCCTCGCAAAGCCCAAGCCCAAGCCTAAGCCCAAGGCGAAGAGCGCAAGCCCAGTCAAGAAGCCCAAAGCAAAGCCCAAGCGCAAGGTGAAGAGCGCGAGTCCGCTCAAGCGCCGAACTAAAAAGTAAGGGTATAGTAATATGAAGCTTGTATTTTACATAATTCTGGCAATCATTGTACTCGTGTTGGGTCGGACTATTTCGTCATACCTCCAGACACCCATAGACAAGGGTGACATTATGGTGTACGGGTCAAAGACGTGTCCCTGGTGCATCAAGCAGGAATCCTACTTGAAGGACAAGGGTATTGATTATACGTTTGTGGATTGTAACAGCGACAAGTGTCCTGATTTTGTGCAGGGTTTCCCCACTCTAGTTGTAAACGGTCAAGTCAAGTCTGGATATACAGAGCTCTAAAGGCGGAACATAGCGATACCCAAAGACAGTAGGAAAGTCTGAATGAGGCTATCCACTGGCTTCAGAATGCTAATGTGCTTCACAAGCACACTGTTCCACAGGAAGCGCATAAACACAGTCAGAAGCACAACCCAAATCAGAAACACAATCAGGTTGTACAAAAACTCCTGGCGGCTACGAGAGTACAGAATTCCCTTCATTGTACTATATTCTCAGAAAAAATACTACCTGTTCTTGTTGTTCCCTGTGCGTGCTGCTCCTCTCCGGACCGCCCAGGCTGAGCAAAACTTGCTGTAGTGGAACCCAGGGTGGTAGTTTAGGTTGGCTTTACGTGGGTCGACAATTGTCTTGCCTGAAGCGTCAATCATCAGGGGTCCTCCTGCCCACCCTTGTTTGTGAGCCCACAGGTTGACTGGAAACTCGATGATACGCCCTGGTCTGAGACGTGTGGTGTTTCTGTGTTTATGGTTGAGTTTGTCCAGTCTGAACAATTCTTCACCTGAATTGGAGATATTTCCGTCATTTGGGCTGATGGGTGCTTTTGACTTGCGTGCAGCTGCCAAGACAACACTTGGTCTCACTCGGAAAAACGTCGCAATCCCCTTGATCGTGTCGTCGTCCCGGATTCTGTATCTGACGGAGCCCACCTGTTTCAGGAAGTGGAAGTCTCCGGTTGAGTTTTGAAAGTCGTTGTGTGGGGCCACAAAGCACATCACTTTGTAATAGCCGGGTGGGCACTTGGAGTTGGGGTTGATGAGTCGTGCTGCTCCACGTGGGTTGTCTGACAGGATTCGTTCTGTGATTCCCCTGCACGTGGTGAATGTCAGTCCATTTGAGTTTATGTGACTGCGAGCCCCCGGGACGCTCTTCATAGTGCGTCGAAGAGAGAAGCTTCCAAAGGCGTAGTCGTAGCAGTTGTCGTGCACCTTTCCGTAGGATCCCCACGGTTCCCACGAAAACTGGGGCTCAAAGCCTGACAGTGGAAGAGTCTTGATTTTACGCTTGTTCACAGCGCGTTTGGTTACAGCTATGTTGTTCACGTGATGACGAGTCTTCGGGGCAGCACCCGTGCGATGTTTTACACCGAGACGTGCAAGCCCGGTTTTACGAGCAGGTGTTTTGCGCACCGCCATACTAATTCTCAAGATTAAAAGGTATGCCTAGTTCCCTGAGAACTTCTTCCAGAATCTCGTTTTCGTCAATGTCAAAATGTATATCTGTGAGTAATCGTCCTGCGTCGGGGGGGAACATCACTGGGATGTTGAGACCAAACCCTTGACTAATTGGAGCTATGTTCGAAAGTTCAAATGTGGATGTGATTACATTCGAGTCTGCCACTCGTTCAATGATGAGCCTGCATTTGTAGGTTGGGAGGTCAAAGGGGGTTCTGCACATTGGGCAGGTGGGATCCCCGGGTAAACACGTGCGTTTCCATCTGTCTACACACTTTGTGTGGAATTCGTGGTTGCACGGAAGAGTGCGTGTTGTTCTCGAAGTCATCGACGAGAAACACACAGAACACTGGGGTCCTCGGTGAAGCCAACAATGTTCTTCAGCCCCGAAAACCTTGTGTTTACACTGGGAACCCGTTATTGTCTGGGCCCCACATCGTCGTTCTTGGCTCATTACTATAAACGGTATATAAGTTTCAACCGCGGCGTCGCGCACGTGCAACTTCAGCCTCGAGTGACCTGATGGCATCGCGGTACTTGAGCCTCACGTTATCCTCAATATGCTTTTTGAAAACGATCAGTGGATCATCGTCTTGTTCCATACGGCAGACTGGACACTCGTCCGACTCTTCATACCATCTCAAAATGCACTTGTTATGGAAAACGTGTTTACACTTGAGCTTCTTGTCTGTGCGCTTTGTCTCCTCATGACATACGACACATATCTGGGATAAATGTGCACTGCACTTTCCGTCCTGGACTGCTAGATTCTTGCATTTCTTCCCCGAGAGAGTTACTGAAGAACAATTCATTCTCTGATAGATGTTGACAAATTTCGGCGTGAATTATTGACGGATCCCTGTTGGCGTTCACCACAACCACACGACACGGAATCTTCATCATCAAGTTTACATACTCTTCGTCCAGCTCCTTCAGGTACTCGAGGGTAATCTTCTTATCCCCCGGTTGTCCACGCTCCTGAATATGCTGGTAGGCCAACTCCGGTGACTTGGCCAGATAGATGAAGAGCGAGGGCTTCCACACAATTTTGTTCCAAAAATAGTCATACACCTCATCCTCCTTCTTTGTGACGAAACCCTTCTTGAGCAACACATTCCAAAACACATACCGTGAACTGTACAAAGACCTCTCACAAATCACATTCGACCCCTGGCGTTTCTGCGTCTTCAACAGTACCATATGAAACAAAAAGGACCACCGCTTGGGATCCTCATAAAACTCAGCTAAAGGCCACTCATCGAGTGGCTCGCGATACACCTTCCACCCCTTCTTTTCGAGCAAACCGAGTTGGGTCGTTTTGCCCGAACCGATATTCCCATCGATTACTATCATTACATAGTCAGATACCCATCTTTTTAACGTCCAAACACTTTGCTAACTACCTGCTGTTGTGCCTTCATTGCATCTTCTTTCATTGGGTCTTTCCCCGTGAAACCCAACTTCGTAGCAGGTGTTGCCTCCATCATCTGGGGATAACCCTTCATAGCATATGTTGGCTCCATCATCTGGGTACCATACATAGTAGGTGACACAAGTGCTCTCGATTCTACGAATGGCACATCGGGTCCGCCTGTAAACACTGCGAGTTGTGCCCTTGACTTTTCGCGTACGAGCGGAGGTGTAGATGGGTCATTGATTATTTTCTGCAACGCTACGATTTTCTCTTTATCAGGACCACCCATCTCAGCCTTCTTGGCATCCATCTGAGCAAGTTCTTCCTTGGAGTAATTTACCTTCACATCAACAATGGCTTCCTTCGGTTTCGCCGCTGTAATAGGTGAATACAACTGGGACTGTTGGAATGATTTGAAATCTCCCAGAGGTTCCACTGCTGTCTGGGGTTTGACGGGTTCCACTGCCTGTACTGGTGGTGGGGGTGGTGGTGGGGGTTGGGGTTTTGGCCTGGTTCCGAAGTAAACACCCAGAACAATTCCTAAAATTACAATTACAACTACGAGTCCGATCCACAGCCACTTGTTTGAGGGTGTGGCAGCGGGGGCTGCATTAGCAGGGGCTGCATTTTCCAGGTGACCAGTTGGTAAAACTGCATCCATTTCTATTTACAAACAAAATTACTGGTCTTGTGCGAGAGGAGAGCATACACCACGGCAAGCAGCATTCTTGATTGGCAGGGAAAATGCGCTTGGCCCCTGCTCCTGGAGCACCATACGGAACTTGTTGTTATCCTCCAATGAAATACCCTTCTGGGTCTTCAGGTAGTCAAACCCAATGCGGCTTGACACAAAGTCAGTGATGCACCGTCCGTCGGCCATACCAATGCGCTGAGACATTTATATCTATTCAGAATTTAATTTCGAAATTAGGTCTTCCATCTTCGCCCCCATAAACACATCAAACATCTGGACCGTCTCGGACTTTTCATAGCGCTCAGCCTCCGTGATTGTTGAGTTGATGATGTAGTACGCATCCACAATCTCATCCAGAGTGCGTGCACCGGTCACAATCACTTTGCCCGTGCTGAAAATGCTGCCCGTCACCTCCTTCTTGCTTCCAGCTGGGTAAAACTTAATCTTCACCGCACTGTACTTCTCGGGATCGAATGTCACGTTGAAGCCCGGGCACTTGTGAAACTTGTCAATCACCTTGTACAAGTCCACGCTGCAGTTCAGCGAGAAGTTTGTATTTATCATCTGAATTGCCGGGGGCTCCATAACCGGAATGTCTGTAAGCTTCATCACAACCTTGACAATCTGCGCAATCTGCGCGGTGATCAAGTTGCAGTCCACCAAGTGCGAACAGCCTGCAACCTGAACACTCCCATTCGGGAATAACTTGACGCTCTTGGTGGACATGTGATCACGCGTGAACATGGTCACCTGGTTGTAAAAGGAAGTCTCCTTCAACCGCCACACAAAACCGCCGGTTTTTGAATTTTTAATACGAATCCGGAGAAGACCCAGCTTCCGGAAGTTCTCCTTGAACTGCTGGACGTCAAGCTTCTGATCGAGGCGTGACGTCATAGTGATGGTGGTCATCCTGACCCACGACGGCTCTGGATAAAGAGCACCCTTCCGCTCCACAAGTTTCGATCTCGCCTCGCCGAGCCGGATGATGTACTTCTTGGTCTCTTCCATTTGTTCTTACTTCTTCTTCTTCTCGGGGGAGCCCTTGGTCACAGAACCTGTTTTTTTCTTGGGCTGACGTCTGACGTATTTGGTAAAGTTCCGTACGAGATTGTTCTTTTTCTTGTTATTCTTCACTCCAAGGGCATTCTCCCCTGCAATCTTGACAATCTCATTCTTGGTAAACTTCTTCACAATTGCCTTGAGGAGGCGGGCGCGGACCTGAGGCTTCGCTGCAGGGGGAGCCTTCTTCTTGGTCACACGACGCTTCTTCTGCTTCACGACAGTCTGAATCTTTCTGTTGATTGAAACTGCAATGTTCGCACGGTTTGGACCACCAAGCTTGTTCACTGCATTCGCTGCAGTGGCTGTGACCAGCTTCATCTTCACCGCGGTATTCTTGGGGTAGTACTTCAAAACCTCAACAGCCTTCTTCACCTTTTCTGGTCCACCAGCCCCCTGTATAATCCTGTTTACCATCTCGGCATCCTTTGTACTGGACACCACCTTGCGCTCGTTGGCAGACAACCCTGCAATCACCTTGGCACGTGGGTCCTCCGGGTGCAACAATGGATAGGTTGAGGTTCCCCGGTTGACCGTGCCTCGCCCTGCGTTGTTTGGTCGAGGAAAGTACTGAGGGGTTGACCCACCGGGCCGAGCAAAGTACTCTGGACCACCCGCATACCTCGCACGCCGCTCAAGTGAATTTCCATATGAAATTGCAGATCCAAATCCGTAATTCATAAACCCTCCTCCACCACCACCACCTGAATTTACATTCTTGGTGAAACTCTTGAACTGAGCCACATATCGACCAATCAACTGCTTGACACGAGGACGGGACCGAATAGCTGCAGCAAGACCATTCTGGTACGCAAGCAATTTCGCCTTGACAGTCGTGACATTCCCCCGGTTTCCCCAATTCACATTTGCAGTGAAAATTCGTGAGAGGCGAGCGTCTAAGATTCTCAGAAGCATCGTCTCCTGTTCAGTAGTCAACTTGCGCGCAAAGAGCTCAGCAAGACGCCGGATAACATTCGAATTGTTTGTATTCGTGTTCAATCCGTTGATATTGAAGTTGTTACCAAGGTTTTCATTTTCAACATGCTCCGCTTGTTGAGCAGTCTGCTCCGTTTGTTGAACAGCCTGCTCAGTTTGTTGGGCATCATGCTCCGCTTGTTGGGCAGCATTCACAACTTGTTGTTGTTGTTGAATTTGAGCATTCAATACCGGGTTGGGGTTGTGATTTTCATTCTTCTTCTTTTTCAGCTCTTCCAGTTTTGCAGCTTCTTGTTCTCTCGCTCTCCTCGCTGCATTCGCATTCGCCCTGGCCTTGGCGATGGCTGCTTGACTGTTGGCGATGGACTGGAGTCTTGCCGCTTCTCTGTTGGCCTTGGCTTTAGCTTTGGCTGCAGCATTTGCCGCAGCTTTGGCTGCAGCGTTGGCCTTGGCTTTAGCTCTGGCTTGTTCTCTTTCTGCGTTGGCTAGAGCTTTGGCTGCAGTTTTGGCCGCCTGGGTGTTTTGTTTGGCTTTGGCGTTGGCTAGAGCTTTAGCTGCAGCGTTGGCCTTGGCTTTAGCTCTGGCTTGTTCTCTTTCTGCGTTGGCTGCAGCTTTGGCCGCCTGTCTTTCTGCGTTGGATTCAGCTCTAGCTGCTTGTGCCAATTCACGCTTTACACGCCATCTTTCCAGGCTGAAAAATCCGGGTCCCACTGATACATTCCTTGTACGTGGTCCGGGCTTTGAATTGTTAATAGCACGTGCAATACTGTTTATATTCACCTTTGCATTTCGGAGTACACGTTCTCCAGTTGGTCCCACTGTTTTCTTTGGGATGATGCTTTCGAGTGGGTTTCTCCACGTAACCCCTTTCCACGTGAACCCCTTTGGTGAAGTGACGGGGGGGAGTGGGTTTTTCCACGTAACCCCTTTCCACGTGATCCCCTTTGGTGAAGTGACGGGGGGGAGTGCATTTTGTATAGCTCTGGAAACATTGTTCACGGACGAAACCTGTTTCACAGTTTGAGATTTCAATTTAGAAGCAAAAAAGGAGGCCACCTTGGACTTCATCTCAACTTGACCCGCAACAGCTGGAATCTTGGTGACTGCCGCTGCAATAGCCGCTGCAACTTCATTCGTGTTGACTTCAACCTTTCCACCCTTCCAGATCAGGTTATCACCTATAATCTTCCATCCAGACCACCCAGTGACAAGTTGACCAGTGGACTTGAGTCTTGCCGCCTTTTGTGAATTTAAATTTGAATTCTCTTTTTGGTAGAGAGGGACACTCGTGATTTTACCCAAGTATGTCAAGAACCCCGCAAGTCTGAATCCAGGCGGAGGCTCACGTTTTGTGCTCAGCTTGGGGAGGGCTGTTTTTGCGTTTGCAATTGCGGCTGCAACCGTACCAGCAACATCCTTCTGTGTAAACCCTTTTGGCCACACCGGCAGTTTGACTTGGGGCATTGCTGGCAGCGTAATCTTGGGCAACTTGTTCAAGAGTGGAATTGGCACGAGGGGTTGGAAGTGGACTTTTTCGTATTTTCCTTGCAGGGGGTCTTTGTCCATTTGAATGTATATTGTGCCCTTGGCCTGTCCTGGATAGGTTTGTGTGTATTGGGCATAAATGCCAAAACCGGAGGAAACAAACTTGATGTTCACTCTGTACGCCTTTGACGCTGCTTTAAACTCACGTTGGCCAGGTTGTATTCCAGGGGTTGCCATAATACGCTTGTATTCTTCCAAATTCTTAATCAGACCCTGATTTGGCCTGTTAAAACGGACAATGCTGTTCCCCTGTGGTGACCAATTCAAGTAGAGAGCGGATACTGTACCCATCCTGGCATCGAACGGTGTCACATTCAACCCTACTGTTTTTAGCGCCACACTCAAGGATTCGAAGAATGAATCCTCTCCCTCTGGTACAGGGACTACCCTATATTTTTTGGCTAAATTTAAATTTGCCATCCTACTAAACCCTAAGGAAAAAATTAGGTTCTGTTACCAAGAGCCTATAGGGGGGTGTCATGGGGGGTATACAAACAAAAGTCAGTCTCCGCCTAGGAAAAACCTAGGTTCTGTTACCAAAGGCTTACACGTGTGCTACCAAAGAGGTATCCAAAAAAATGTTCCGCTCCCGCTTGATTGCTCCTTACCAGCACGAGGGCCTCAACTGGATTATGGCCCGTGAGCGCGGCGAGGTTCCCGGTGGGTTCCTGTGTGATGAGATGGGTCTTGGCAAGACTGTGCAGATGTTGGCGGCTATGACTCTGAACCTGCGACCCAAGACGCTTGTTCTGGTACCCAAGTCGCTGGTGAGCCAGTGGCGCTCGGAGATTAAGCGGTTTGTTCCCACCTTCAATGTGAAGACGTTTGACGGGCCGAAGCGCGAGATGCCGGTGTTTGATGAGAACCCGTGGGTTGTGGTGGCGCCCTACTCTGTTATCGGAGAGCGCAAAGGCCAGCCGCGCAGTCCGCTTATGGGCGTGAACTGGGATCGCGTCATTCTGGATGAGGCGCACGAGATTCGCAACCCCAAGAGCAAGCTGCACATTGCTTGCCGCGCTCTGAAGGCGGATATCCGCTGGGTGCTCACGGGCACCCCCATCTTCAACTCGCTGCGCGACTTTGTGTCGCTTGGCACCTTTATCGGGCTGAATCCGCAGTACATCCGCGATAACACGGATGATGTGCGCCGCACGCACGTTATGCGCCGCACCAAGCAGGATGTCACCAAGTACAACATCCGCCTGCAGCTCCCGCCACTCGACTTTCAGAATGTGGAGTTGGAGATGTACCCCGAGGAGCGCGCCGTCTACGAAGAGGCGTTTGAGCAGGGCCGCCAGATTGCAGGCCAGACAACCCTGAATCAGCTGCAGTACATCCAGATGTTGCTGGAGGCGTTCTTGCGCTTGCGCCAGATTTGCGTCTGGCCGCAGATGTACAAGGATGGTATTGCGCGCAAGGAGGGCCGTGACCCGGAGGAGTGGAACGGCCGCTCCAAGAAGCTGGAGACCCTGATGGAGATGCTGCTCTCCCATCGCAAGGAGAAGTCAATTGTCTTCTGCCAGTTTATCGGAGAGATGGACCGGATTCAGGCGCTCATCTCCACACAGGGCATCACCACTTTCCGCATTGACGGCAGTGTGGATGAGGAGCAGCGCGAGCAGCAGATTGCCGCCTTCAAGGCGGACACCACCGGCGCAGTCTTCTTGATCCAAATCAAAGCGGGTGGCGTGGGCCTCAACCTTCAGGAGGCGACTCGCATCTACATCACCTGCCCTGCGTGGAATCCCGCCACGGAGCTGCAGGCGATTGGCCGCGCGCACCGCACCGGACAGACGCAAAAGGTGACTGTGCGCCGCTTCATCTACCTGGGTGAGGAGAACCTGCCGAGTGTCGAGCAGAGCATCCTGCAACTGCAGGAAACCAAGGTGAAGGTGTGCGCCGAGGTGCTAAATGATGAGCGCCTGGTGGCGCAGATGCCCGCGCGCACGCAGAAGATCTCAGTCCACCAGCTCAAGAAGCTGTTCAGTGTGTAAATAAGTAGTTTTGTTACCAAGCGTTCCCTCTTGTCCCCCCAATTCCCAAACAAAAATGGTAAACACCTTTGTCCCCTCAACCTCCCTCGTGCAGTGCGCCCGCGAGCTTGATTGGCGTCGGCTCGGAAAACAGCGAGTCGAGGCTTACCAGATTTGGCGGGTCATCACGGGGCAGACCAAGGGGTGGAAGAATCACCCAGCGGTCAAGGCGTGGGAAGGACACCAGTGCGCGCTGGCTATGTACTGCAACACGATGATCCGGGAGTGGATTGACCGCGGCTACAACAACACGATGAAGTTCCTGCCGCACTGCAAAAACCCCCGGTTTCCGTGGTGGTGGGGGTGGGAGCCAGTCCACATGTCTCACCGTGCCGCCCTCAACCGCAAACTCAGCACGCACTACCACTACCCAGTCGGCAAATATGCAGAGTGGGGATACGTCTGGCCGACACGCGTTCCACGTGAACTCCGTCTCAAGCAAGACGTACCTCTAGAAAAAATCGCGGATAAAGTTAAATGACTCACACACAGGCAGTTGGATCGCGCGCTCAGGTCATGCACGGTGTGGCCCACCACACCGCCGGTGGACTCACCAAGAAGGACCTGAAGAAGAGCCGTAAGACGGGTGAGATTGTCTCCAAGGACAAGTCCAAGTCTGAGAAGAAGAACCCCTGGATTGAGGCGGTGAAGAAGGCCAAGAAGGAGCTGGGCATCAAGGGAATGGCACTTGTGCAGGGACCCCTTCTGCGCCGGGCCCACGAAATTTATGGCAAGTAATAGTAAGTAATGCCTGAAAATAAGAACAAAGCCAAAAACAACTTCAGTCAGCTGAAGAAGCTGCTCGAAGTCCAGGAAATGCTCGCGCGACGCGTCAGGGGCGCCAGGAGCTCGTCCCTCTACAACAATAACAACAACAACATGTACAACTCGTCCCGCCGAAACAGAAAGACAGCCTTCTTCACAAAGGGAATGTACCGTGTTATTTACGGGCGAAGCGGGTTCTACATTGTTCTAGGGAAGGATAGAAAGGGAAACCTCATCAAGAAGACAATTCAGGGTCCATTTGCATTTAAGAATATTGGATATCGCATTGTCCCTTACAGGCGTGCTTCACGGTAGGAACGCACATCCGCTCATCGTCGTGCTTTCCTCAACCATATCAAACTCTGGAATCTTGGGAACAGGATCGTAAAACTTCATCTGGTACACTTTGCACGAAAGCGCCCACACCCCCTTCCACAGGTACGCCCCCTCTACATCAACGATGCACGAAATGTCAAAGTCTTTCAAGTAGCCTTCGACATGCTCGTCCGAGACATACTCACCCCTCTGATTAAACACGAGTGTCGTGTCATCCGCCTTGAGCCGGAGACCATACTCTGAAAAGGCTGACTTGAAGGGTTCTGAGCCTTCACTCACCACCTTCTCCAGCGTCTCAAACCACTCCTGGAATTTTGGATCTAAATTCGAAATTGAAATGGTCTTGTACTGTGAAAACCCATACCGGAGATATCCACGTGGAATCTGAAACCTCAGGGGGGCAGATGCGTATGACGCCTTTGTCCGGGTTGTCCCCGACTGATTCACCTCAACGAGGTTCAAGTCCACTTCGTTCCACAGGGGCATTACTTTTACTTGGCGCGTCATTTTTAAGTAGTCGGAAACACTCCCATAAATACTTGTTGGGTTTTGACAACTTGGAGAACTCGTCAATCGTGTATTCATCACCCATTGACCTATTACATTTTCCACAAATAGGTCTCAGATTCGAGATGTCGGTCGCACCACCCTTGCTCTCAGGGATGTTGTGACCCACCTCAAAATTAAAGGGTGTGATGATGTTCTCACACCACGTAACCAGACACTTGTGCTTGAACCACTTGTCCCCGCAAAAGGCGAGCCACACCTGTTCACGAAGGGCTTGTGGAATCTTCACTTTCATCTAGATCTTTAACGATTTTTAGCTTTAATTCGGTACACCAAGGGCTTGACATTGTCTGACAATACACATCTCCTCTGTCACTAATCAACTCGTAAGACCAGTCTTGGTCATACAGATTGAATATGTACAGCCCATCGAGTTCCATGTCAAGTATCATAGGTCTGTAGATGCGTAGATACCCATCACATTTTGAATTGAAATTGAAAATTGTTCTTGTGTGGGGGAGGTACACGAGTGGTGTATCACGCGTCAATTTTGATTCTAAATTGGAAATGAGTGTGGGGTCCAGTCTTCGTGGCAGTGCACCTAGTGCACGGCGTGAGTCTATATCCATGTACTTGAGTACCGACTCGAGTACATTCATACAGTGAGGGGTCTTTATTTTTTTATACCGAAATAGTATATGAGCACTCCGAATGCTCTCCAGGGTGCAATACAGACCAGCGGAACGTGTTGGTTCTATTCAATCATAAACGGGTTTCTACTCACAGATTATGGGCAGAAGATCCTGTATATTGGGATGAAACAGTTGTATGACAGTTTGCCCGCTGCGAGAAAAGAGTACATGCTCGGAACGACTGTCACTTGCCCAGGTGGTGGAAGCGTTGCGAAACCTATTGAATTCTTCAAGTTTGTGAATCATTACTTGGGGTATTTGGGGTCAAGAGGGACACCCAGTAGAGTAAAGCTGGGTAGATCAGCAAACCTTCTGAATATAGCAAAAAGAAGATACAAACTTGAAGGTGATCTCAAGGGAGGATGGCCGTATCAGAATATCATTCCTATGCTAAACCATTACGGGTTTAAAAACAGTTACATTAACATATCCCCAACTGAGGAGATTGTTAAACGCGTAAAAAGGGGAACTCTCTTTGTAGTTGCGAGTTGGGCATCTGGAAGCATAAAGGCAAAAGATCTCAATACCGCAATCCAGATTACGAAAAAGGACAGTGGCAGTCAGTACAGTCTGATGTGTACTTCCATCGTATTTGGAAATACTACCATCCCTAACAACAAGAATAAAAACAACAAGGTTACACACCGACTACACGCAATTACAGGGTTCAGAACTGGAAATAAAATGTATGTGTTTGACTCGAACCAGTCGAAGATATTCAAGTGCAACTGGAGAGACATTGACGAATTGAAACTATTCATTCAAAAAGACATTGTACCACACTACGGGTCACTCTTCACTGGGTTCGATCCTTTTCAGACGTTAAGATTTGAGTACCTTATATTTGCAAGGAAATCAGCACTTGACCACGTGAATACAAGCATTCCACTCGCAAATAAGCCCGTACATCTATCTGGAAATCAGGTGATTAATATGATAAACAAGGCATACCGAAATGAGCCAAACGCGGAGAAGAAGTTGAAAACAGCTAAAACCGTGTTCAACAAGCATCGTCTCACACTTCCAATACGGGAAGTGACGCGTGTAAGAACGTTTCTGAAGAATATGACTGCCCTCAAACGCGCGCGTTCAGGCTCGGCAGCCCGGACAGGCTCGGCAGCCCGGTCAGGCTCGGCAAAGAAGACTCGTACAATTACAGTCAAGTTGGGTGGTAAAACTGTCAATACCCTCCGCGGGTGAGTGGACACACAAATTAAGCCGAACACATCAGACATCCCTCTGGATTGTCGCGGCGACACGCTTGAATCTGCTCCTCGAGCGGCACCGTCACCTGCACCGGCTTGGCCTTGGCCCGTGTGCGCAAGTAGTACATACCAGTCTTGAGCCCCTTCTTCCACCCGTAAATGTGCATACTGGAAAGCTTGGCGAGTGTTGGGTTTTCCATAAAGATGTTCAGAGACTGAGACTGATCGATATAGGCCCCGCGGTCGGCCGCCATATCAATCAGGCTTTTCTGTGGGATTTCCCACACCGTCCGGTAAATCTCCTTCAGTTCAGCAGGAATGTCCAGGGTCTGCACCGATCCCCCGGCCCGGATAATTTCATTCTTCATTTGGGAATTCCACTTTCCAATCTTCTGAAGGTCGTTCACCAAGTGCTTGTTCACCACAACAAACTCACCCGCCAGTGTGCGGCGCAAGTAGATGTTAGCCGTGTACGGCTCGAACGCCTCGTTGTTGCCCATAATCTGTGCGGTTGAGGCGGTGGGCATTGGCGCCACCAGGAGGGAGTTGCGGAGGCCCTCCTTTTGGATCTCTCTCCTCAGAGTGTCAAAGCTGAACACGGGTTGAGTGTTCCACATATCAAACTGGAGAATACCCTTTGATGCCGGGGAATCCTTAAAGGTCTCGTATGGACCCTCGCGTTTGGCGAGATCATACGACGCCGCCAGTGCCGCAAAGTAGATGTGTGCGAATATATCGATGTTCAACTTCCGAGCCTCGGGTGAATCGAACGGAAGACCAAGCATCTGGAACACGTCAGCCAGACCCTGTACACCGATACCGATCGGGCGGTGCTTGAGGTTGCTCTTACGGGCTGCCTCGGTCGGGTAGTAGTTCTTGTCGATGACCCGGTTCAGGTTAAGAGTTACAAGGTGTGTCACATCGTCGAGTTTGGTAAAGTCAAACTCTCCATTCTTCACAAATGTCGGAAGGCAAATGCTCGCCAGGTTGCACACAGCCGTCTCGTCTGGTCCAGAAACCTCCATAATCTCAGTGCAGAGGTTGCTCGACTTGACCACACCGATGTTCGACTGATTGGACTTGCGGTTCACCGAGTCTTTGTAGCACATGTAAGGCGTGCCCGTTTCCACCTGGGATTTGAGGATCCGGTCCCAAACCTCGCGGGCACGAACCTTTCGCTTGTATCGCCCCTGTGCAACATACGTGCGATACATCTCGTTAAAAGCGTCGCCATACAGGTCCTGAAGGCCAGGTGACTCATTTGGGCACATGAGGTACCAGTCGTCATCCTGCTCCACCTTTTCCATAAACAGATCTGGAATCCATAAGCCAGTGAAGAGGTCGCGGCAGCGCATCTCCTCGTCACCCTGGTTGAGGCGCAGCTCGAGAAACTCCATAATGTCGGCGTGCCACGGCTCGAGGTAGATGGCGAAAGAGCCCTTGCGCTTCCCACCACCCTGGTTGACGTAGCGGGCCGTGTTGTTATAGACGCGGAGCATCGGCACAATACCATCCGCTACCCCGTTTGTCCCCTTGATGTGTGATCCGTTGGCACGCACGTTTGAGCAGTGAATGCCAATCCCCCCAGACCACTTGGAAATGTGGGCACACTCCTTGAGCGTGTCATAGATGCCGTCGATGGAATCCTCCTTCATTGCCACCAGAAAACAGCTAGACATCTGGGGCCGATTCGTACCGGCGTTGAACAGGGTGGGGGTGGCGTGTGTGAAGAACTTTTGGGACATCAAGTCGTACGTCTCCTTGACGCGCATCAAGTCGTCACCGTGAATACCCACAGCAACCCGCATAAACATGTACTGCGGGGTCTCAAACTCATTCAAATACCCCTTTTGAAGAGTCTTGACGCCAAAGTACCCAAAGTCGTAGTCACGCGAGTGCTGAATCCACGTGTCCATCTCCAGGGTGACACACTTCATAAACTCGTCACTCAACACACCCCTCGAATGCAGAGCCAACATTGCATCGCTGAACGTCTTGGGACACGTCTTTTGAATGTTACTTACCGTGATGCGCATCGCAAGCACCTCGTAGTCAGGGTTCTCAGTGATCATACTGATCGCCACCTCGGCAGTCAGGTTATCAATTTCAGATGTAGAAATGCCGTCATACATACTGGTGAACACCTTCTGTGCCACCTTGTCAGGCTGGACATTGAGCTTGGTAAATTCGGGTTCGCAATTTAGTTTTGAAATTCGTTTGGTCACCTTGTCGAAGAGCATTTCGACAACATCACCAGACCTCTTGACAACCTTCATACTGTGAATTAAGGTTGTGTTTTTTTTATCACGTAATTACAACATGTCCACTCGCAAGTTGCCAACACCACTGAGTGACGCATTCTTTTCAGATTTCAACCGGGAGAGTATTCACCGAGACATTATCCACGCGATCGAGTCCAAGACGGGGTACACGATTGACAAGCAGAGTGACGCCGATCTCCAGGCGTTGATGAAGCGCGTCTATGTGAATATGATGGGTGACCCCTTCACTGACGTGCGTGGTCAGGTGATGCGTATGAATTCTGCTGTGGTTGAGGAAGCCACCTCGACTATTAGCACGGGTATGCTTCAGCAGCTGATCTTCATGCGTGACATCTCAAGCAACCCAGTCCCTCTCGAGCCACCAGTCAGCACATCCACCTATGGAAACAAGCTGGGGTCCCGGCCACCCATTGGATTTTAATTCTTCTTTGCAGTCACTCGTTTCCACGCCCGAGCGTTATACTGCATACTCCGCTCAATCGCCGCCGCCAGGGCACTCGGGTGCCACTTTGATTTTGACGCGGGTGTCTTGAGCTTCTTGAGCTTTGTCATGATGCGCTTGCGAACATTAGGCTTCTTGCCGGACTTTGGCATGTAATTGACAGAGAATTTAATATCAGACTGTACTAAATGAAAGCCCTTGATGACATCTTGGTCGGCTTTCTCATCTTCTTTGCACTGGAGAGATTCATACGGCTGGTAAGTAACGCATTTGTGGAGCCTTGGGCTCTGCGACGCACAGGTGACAGGGATAAGGCTGAGGTGTGGAAGCTCTTGGTTGAGTTTCTGATGCTCATCAGCGCACTCTTCTTTGTGATTCAAAACCAGAAGATTTTTCACAAACTGAATCTGAGATAAGGATCACGTCATCTAGACTAATAAGATGAATAAGTTTCGTGATGAAACGGCAGAAATATGCAGAGTCAAAGGGTGGGACAAAGCACCAGTCAGCATCGTATGGATGCTTCTCAATGAAGAACTTGGCGAACTTGCATCCAGTATTCGTCAGGCCCATCGGATTTACCGCAAGACGGGCCTGAAGAAGGAAAGGGGGGTAGACGTTGTTATGGAGATGGGTGACGTGTTTAGTTATTTGTTCCAGTTGGCACATATGTTGAACGTTGACCTAGACAATATGTGGGAGCTTCACAGGCAGAAAGTCCAAAACAAACTCTACAAGGAAAATAATATACTCGTTTAATAATAATGGCAAGCATTGCTCACGCCGATGACCGTGTCCATTTGAATAAGCTTGACATGTACACGTGGACTGGCACTTTTGGTATGCTCAAGGATGGGTTTCCCAAGACTATGCCAATCGACGGAACGTACGTGACTCAGATGGATGAGACTCCCACCGAATACCCACCTATGATTGACTCGGAGGATGTTGATCACTTCAATCCCGAGCGTCTGAACATGTCTGGTCCTATGTACGTGAAGGAGTGCAGCGTGAAGCCAGCGCCTTACCGTATGTTCCCTGCGCGCAAGTTTGAGTACCCGAGTGGAAAGGTGACGTGGGATCGCCCCGGTCTTACAATGATGAAGCACCAGTACAGGAGTGAAGGGGGGGACAAGTTGGTGTGGGTCATTCTGATTGTGATTGTTCTATTGATAGTTTTCCGCAACAAGCTCAAAATTTTGAAATCTTAGGCGCCACCACCTTGACCAACTTTGATTCAAGATCAGACTTCAGCATCTCCCTTTTTGCACTGAGTTGAGGGCATTTGTGGGTTTCTAAGAGTATACAGTTACTACACAGCATCACACTGCATTCCTTGCACTTCAGAATCCCCAACTTCTTCTGGCAGAAAACGCACTTGGTCATCTATTACTTCACAGAGAGGTTCTTCACGCTTTATAGGCTCCTGGTTGATAACTTCACACACAAACCCCCTTTTCCGGCCTTCAATGACTTGGTCCCAAAACGCCTTCATGACAGGAAGATACATCTGGAACCACTCCCTGTCACGTTTGACGTTGGTCACCAGGAACTCCTCCGGTTTTCCATTCTCTTCTGGTCTGTACTGAATAAAGTCGCACTCGTCCAGGTTGAGAATTTCCATATTCAATTGGACTTGGGCGATGTAGTGTTTTGGGATTTTGTCTTCTATTTTGCGTGTGAGTGGGCACTTGATTTCTATGAGTCGTCCGCACTCGGTGATGCCGTCTGGAGACCCCCCAAGCCAGGGGTGTTGGGGGTGTTGCACAAGTCCGATTTCGTGCGTCTTTTTGTTGTGTCGTGCGTCGTAAATGTCACGTGCGATGGGTTCGAGGACGTTTCCACGTTCCGTGGCGACATTCCCTGCAAACTTTCGGTTTCCCACCTTTTTGATGTAGAGAGCTTCTGGTGTCTCGTATGGGTTGGCCCCGATGGCAGAGGCGGCGTCACTCGCTGTGAGCATCGTCTGTCGGAGAGCTAGCCATTCTGGGCTTTTTTGCTCGAAGTACGTCGCCTTCAGGAGCTTTTCGATTCTTGGGTCCATTCACCGGGATCTCCTTATTCTTAAACCTGGGGTCCGTTTTAAGTACTAGTTCTGCTGCATTTTGTTCCCCAGTCTTCTTTGTTGTTGCATATCCGCATCCGCACTCGAGCCCGTCGATGACCACCTGAATGCAAAACACCCCGTTTGTGTGCTGAATGGCGTTGTACTCGGGGAGAGGGAGTTTGAGCACTTGGCACCACCTCATCAACTGGTCTTTGTAGTTGTCATCCTCGAGTGAGGGGGAAACCCTCTCAAAAATGTCCAATACAAACTTCTTTGCGTGCACCATCCCCAAATCCAGATAAATAGCCCCAATCAACGCCTCAAACACATCCTCCATAATGTTGTCGTTCGAAGCCCACCCGTTACGCTCCCCCTTCTCATCCATCAATACCAACTCATCCAGTCCAAGCAACTTGGATATCTCACAGAGCGTCTTCCCGCGAACCAGTTTCGTGCGAGCCTTGGTCAAAAACCCCTCCTGCTTCGATTCATACAAGTCAAACAAGTACTTTGTGATGATAAACCCCAAAACAGAGTCACCCATAAATTCGAGCGTTTCGTACGACCCAGTCAGTCCTGTGTATCTCTTCAGAGCTGACTTGTGCGTAAAAGCTCGTTGGTACAGAGCGAGATTGTTCACTTTTGTTCCTACAATTTGATTGACACGTTCTTTGGACAATACAGGTGCAGGAACAAGTTCCATATTATTCTAAAACAAAATACTTTTAAGCCTTTGCCTTCTTGGCAACCTTGGGACGGGGAGTCGCAGCGGGCTCACTAACTGGCTCCTCGGTCGCCTTGCGCTTGGTCTCCTTCTCGGGCTTGGGCTCCTTCACAAAGTGGTGGTTGATGTACTTCTGGATGTTCAGGAAGGTGATCTGAGTGTCCGGAGGAGGGTTCAGCAGGGCCTTCAGGGGCTCGTCCAGCGTAATCAGCTGGCCCTTCTTTAGGCTATTCTGCTCACAATATGCGCTCACGCGCTTGGTCACATCGGCACGGGAGATGCGCTCCTCGGGGCCCAGCTTCAGGAAAGCCCGCAGCTCAGGAGAGACTGCCAGTGGCTTCTTGAAACCGTTGTTCTCAGAGCGAGCCTTGGCCTTCTCACCGGTGGGGTCCTCGATGTGCTGGCGGATGGTGTTGACAACCTTGCGCAGGGACTTCTGCTCCTTCAGGATGGTCTCCAGGGATGCGTTCAGGGTCTCGAGAGTGACTGCCATTTCTACTCTATAGGGAGGTCAGATCTTTAAGCCTATTAACAGGCCCAAAATGAGTACCACCGCAAGTGCTATGAAAAGTGGTCGAAGTTTATCCCCCACGGTAGGGTTTTGTGCTTGTACCGGAGTGAAGGGGGCTTCACCCTTTGTTTGTGATGAGTTGTCGTTTGTGGCTAGGTTTTGGTTAAACCCAGGAGGAAGTGTGCCTCCGAAGGTTTGGCGAAATTCAATGTCCATCCGGGGCTCGTGACCTTTTTTGGTGTTGCACATTGGCTGGCAGCACGCGGGGTCACACGGATAGACAATACCGTTATCTCGACCTATGTATGCACAAATTGGGTTAAAGGGGTCCATTGGATCGGCCACACACTGACACCCCTTGGTAATATACTGAACACCGCAAGTTCTAGGTGCGCTCATCTAATCTTAAAGAAGAAATAAATGTACAGTATAGAATGGAGTACTCTAAGCCCCAGAAGCTCCCCGATGGTCGGTATTTCCTGAAGATTACAGGTCAGCGAAAGCAGTTCAACGATGTGACTCTTCAAGACGACTTGACAAACAAGAACCTGAGCATCAAGATTAAGGATGATCAGGCTGAGTTTTTCAAGACGGTTGATGAGGAGGTGTTGAATCAGGCGAAGCAGTCCAAGGTGGATTGGTTTGGGAAGGAGTTGTCTGACGAGACGATTCAGTCTGCCTATCAGGATAGCCTTACAGACGGACTTGTTGGCGCTTCGCTCGCCACGGTCAAGGGTGAGTTTGTCACTCGTGCATTTGATCGTCAGAGGACTTCAATTGAGTTGAGCACAGTCAAGAAGGATACCCAGTGTGATGTGGTTTTGGAGTTGTCAGGGTTGTGGTTTCTGAAAAAGTCATTCGGTCCAATCTGGCGTGTACTCCAGGTGCGCATTCGCGGGGCACCCAAGGCACCCGAGTTTGCCAAGGAGTATCTGTTTGAGGATGACCCGGCCGAGGAGGATGACCCAGCGGATTACCTTGACTAAAAAATATTCCGCAGTTAATATAAATGAACCGTAAGAATCTGATCATCCTTCTGTTGGCAGCTCTGGTTCTCTTCCTTGTCCTGTCCCCCCGCGCAAGCGGTTTCGGTGTGAACTCGAGTGGATCCCAGGGTGCCCCAGCTGGTTTCAATACCCAGAACACAACCTACGCGGGTGCCTCTTCTGGACAAAGCGCTACCAGCGACGTTGATATGGCACCAACCAGCTCCGACTACAACTCAGTCGATGCTGTCACCTCAGCAAGCCTGATCCCCCGTGAGGTGGTTCAGACCGAGGATTTCGGTCAGTTCAGCCCAGAGAAGATTCTGACCAATCAGAACTACCTGGACCCCCGCAGCCAGATTGGTTACCCCGAGACGATCGGTGGCGTGCTACGTAACGCCAACCGTGACTTCCGCTCCGAGCCAATCAACCCACGTACCCCCGTTTCCATCTTCAACCTCAGCACGATTCCTCCAGACACTATGCGTCCCAAGTTTGAGATTGGATCGGAGTACGCGTAAGTATTTCGCTTAAAAAACATAACATCTAACTAAAAAATGGCCGATGAGCGCTTCAAGCAAGCAATCACGGAATGGGTTGGGATTAAATCCCAGCTCGCCTCAGTTCGCAAAGATATCGCCGTGCTGAACAAGCGCGAGAAGGAGCTTCGCGAATTCGTGACTGTCCATATGAAAAACAACGAGATTGATACCGTAAAAGTACGGGATAAGGTCAAGGTGAATTTCAAATCAAAAACCTCAAAGGGATCCATAACCAAGGAGGTTATCCTCAAAGGTCTGCGGGCCTATTTCGGTGGTGATGAGGCCCGTGTAGAGGGTGCCTTCCAGGCGATCCAAGACTCTGTCAGTGTGAAGGAAAAGGGTTCAGTTACGGTAAGCGGACTTAAAGATCTAGAATCCGTTTAGTACAAGAAGAAATGGGTATCAACGACGAGTATTCACGCGATGCATACATGTACGACTTGGCATACGACTCGGACAATTCAGACGATGACATCACAAAAGAACCCCTCCATCCAGAGGACTGGCAAGACTGGTACTCAGAACAGCTTCTGGATGCGTGGATGAGCATATGGCAGTACGTGAGCGAGAGGTACATGAATATCAACTCCACATACCCCCAATTTGTGGAGTTTATTATGCACCCAGAGGGCTACTACACAGAAAACCCCCCGAACATCGACACCCGTATTATGTGGGAGACTATCAAGGATATCCAGGTCATCAGGGAGACAATTTCGATTGAAAATTTCACGCGTTGGGCAGATATTAATATTGAGTATATTCAAGTGCGATGATTGATATATCAGGACCAAAAGTTCTCATTCCAACCGTGTTGTTTGCCGCTCTTGTCCCCGGATTTGTCTTGCCAATGAAGGCTACCCTCTCACTGGTGGGTATTTGTGCTGTTTCTCTCAGTCTGTTGTACTTTGTTATCGCAAAGTACATCATCAAGGTGACACTGACCAAGGCGGACCTTATCGTGCCAGCCGTCTTGTTTGCTTTGCTGTGCCCGGGCTTTCTCTTGACCCTGCCAAAGAGCAATTTCCAGATTGCTATGGGTGTCCACACGCTCATATTCGCAATTGCGTTCGCAACTCTGCGCACACTTTTCCCTCAGTACTATTAGATGAAGTACCTGGCCATCGGTCCGGGAGCTATGGGTATCTTTGTGTACCTGGGAATAGTTCACAAATTGCAGGAACTCGGACACCTCCACGACCTCGAGGAGATTTCAGGTTCAAGCGCAGGGAGCCTGGTGGGATTTATGTTTTTGATCACAAAAAAGGACATTACCAAAACACTCGACTTTGCTCTCAACGTCCCCATCAAACAAATTATGAAAGTAAATTTGAAAAACCTGATCAAGGACTATGGCCTCGTCTCCCTAGACAAGGTCCGTAAAGCCCTCTCAGACGCGTGTATGAAATTTACTTCTAAATTGGATATTACATTCCAGGAACTGTACGAGCTGGTACCAATCAAGTTTCACACGTCATCATTCTGTGTAGACTTGATGAAGACAGAGTACTTTAGCGTGGACAGAACACCCACTATGAGCGTCATCGACGCAGTCTGCATGTCAATCGCAGTGCCCTTCCTGTTTTCAGCAGTCAAACACAATGGATGGCACTTTGTCGATGGAGGGTCAGCCGAAAACATTCCGTGCGCACCCTTTATCGGAAAACCCTCAAGTGAAATTCTCGCACTCAGAATACCCTGGAATCACACCATCCAGATAAAGAACCTCAAGTCGTACGGACTGTCTGTGATGTATTCCATTCTGAGTATGCGTGCGTCATATGACGTTCCAATTTTGAATGTAAATACAGATGACTTTGACATGTTCGACTTTGGTGCAGAGACGGAGTGGAAGCTCAAGATGTTTATGAAGGGTCAGTCTCAGAAAATTATTTCCTAATTCTAAAGTAAAATGCGTGCTATTCTTCGATCCGGATATACACAGAACAGAACCCGTAAGGTGATTACTGTCCGCCGCGACGGCAAGACATACCGGTATGTGCGCAAGGCTGGTAAGACGTACGTCAAGCCTCGTCCAGCACCAGATGTGGGTGCGCTCGGTAAGGGTCCCAAGGTGATTGGTAAGTTGAAGGGGGGTATGCTGACCAAGTACGGATACCACCCAGTTGAGTCGATGACAGCTCGTCACCGAGCGCTGTCAAAGGCAATCAAGGTTGGACGTGAGAAGGTGCTCGCCGTGTTCCACCGCCTGCACGCCATCGGTACCCTGACCAAGCGCACCCTACCCACCGCGTCCAGAACCTACCGCCGGGACAGGGACTGGATCCGCGACAAGTTTATGAAGAAGTAGATTTAGTGTTGAAGTGAAAAAAACGAAAAGGCCCATGCCTTTTCCCGTCAGTGCGACGCTCTCTTGCCAATCAATTGAAGCCTTGGGAAGAGGACGGTTCACCCGACGACGGGGAATTGGACGAAGAGGGAGACATGTTACGATCTCCTGATATTGTTATTTCGTATAGCTACCTGCATATTCCCATTTGGGTTTACAACTGCAGAAGCAGAAGGGGCGGCAAGTGGGTTTTGAACAACCTGGGGGGTCGGACGGATGTACAACTTTTTCAAAATGAATGTAGTAATGTTCCAGGTGAAAATGAGCGAACCTATGACAATGAAGAAGATACCGAATCCTCTGAACTTGGTGTAATTTGGAGAATTGCGGTCCTTTTGTGATGCTACAAGATATGCACCTACACCAATAAAAGACAATCCCAGGAGAGTATCCCAGAAACCCATCTTACAATTACATGATAAAATCTACAATTCCATCACACCAGTCCCCCTTGTACTGGATGTAGCACTCCTCGGCCCCTGATGACTTTTTCTGGTACCGGTAGATGATGTCTCCGTTCTCAAGGTATAGCAGAGACCCTCGGTATTCGTATACAACTTTCATAGGAAGGTCCATCAAGTCATCCTCTATGTAGTTCACTTTGCTGAGGACTTCGTACATGGCATCCCCTTCTGCGATGTTTGGCGCAGGGAGAAGAGGGGTGTACTCGAGTTTCTCTATAAGACAAAGGACGTGTGCCCACATTGTTGGATGTGGTTTACATGACAGGGGGAAGCCCTTGGGAACACTACTTAAAAATTTCAAATTCTCAGACATGAGGAATGGCTGATACCATCAGAGAAATTGCTCAGAGCGTCTGGTCAGCGCTTGGCCCTGGCTACTCTGAGCGCGTGTATCACAATGCAATTGAGGTTGCCCTCCGTAGGCGCGGCGTCCCGTATGAGACTGAGCGCATCATACCAGTCACGTATGATGGGCACAATGTGGGGAATGTTCGGGCTGACATCATCATTGACAATAAGATTGTGGTTGAGATCAAGTCTGTTGCTAGGATGACAGAGGCATTTCGAATTCAAATTCAAAAATACATGGAGCTGACCAAGTGTAAAGAGGGGTATCTCATCAACTTCCCAACCGACAAATCAATTGTTGACATAGAGTACATAGCGTGATGAGTTTTTGGGCAAACTTCTGTGCTTTCGAACCAGACCGCACATTCACTTGGAATACAGAAGATCCGTCTCTGGATTACTGGAGAGACCAGGATGTCAAGTTCTTCTTCGACGACCCCACCTACTACACGCTCATATGTAGATATCCTGTCAATGAAGATGAGCACGAGCCTATGATGATACTCACTGAAGACTTGTGTAATGACTTGTCAAAACGCCTCAAGCCCCCTGTCCCTGAGTTTGTCTTGCCGTGGTTTGCTCTTGAAGAGTCGTCTCTTGTGTTCACAGACACGCTTCCAGACGGTCCAGCTATTCGTGATTACATTGAGAAGGGGTGGAATGTGTTTTTCAAACCTACTATACGGTCTTAATGAATTCCCACTGGAGTTCTTCGCAAATCTTCTTCCAAATCTCATCTTGACCGTACAATTTCTCCTTTGATTTGAGAAGTGGAAAGCAGGGTAGGTAGTTGTCCTCGCCGAGGAGTTCGCAGAACTTGTAAAGTACGTATGAGTAGGACAGGAAGTTCTTTCTTCCGACTGGTTTGTGTTTCTCGAACGGTTGTTGCACGTGGTGAAACATAAGTCTGAGTTTGTCTTCGAGTGCTTGGGGCATTGTGGGGGGTTTGATTCCGTTTAGAATTGTTGTGATGTAGGGGACGTGCTCATAGTACTTTGCTTTGTCGAGCTTCTTGAGGAGGGTCTTGACCTTTTCGTGTGTAATCTCGCAGAGGTCCTTTATCTTTTGTTTCTTGAATTCGTTTCGCAGCAGTGCGATGACTTCTTCCGGTACATTCGTGGATTCCTTGGCTTGAAACTGGGATACCCACTCATTGAAGTGGTTTTCACGTTTGTACGAGTAGATGATGTTCTTCTCCATATCCTGCTCCTCTTTGAAGCCCACCTCCTCCCCCAACTGGAATTCACTGTATCCACACGACGTACACACAACGTCACTTTGAACTTCATCAAGAATCCACGAATACTTAGAATTGCACTTGGGACACGGGTCGAGTTGAAACTCCTTTGGCTTTGGTAAGTCAATACACTCATTCTCAACCTCGGAGAGGTATCGTTTGTAAATGTCATTTCGCTGAACACCCTTGCGAGTAGACATTTTCAACCCAGCAACGTTCTTTGTCTCAATCGAAGTTGCAGACTCGGCACATTGGTAGTCACGGATAATCTTGATACTATCCAGTAAGTATTCACAGAGCTCATCCTCCGTCTTACAGTTACTTACCCGTGCTTGATATCTCGCTTCCATTTTATATTAGCGTACTATTAGTTTTAAATGAGAGAACGAATATTCAAATTATTAGGGTTTGAACAACATTGGATTCCACAGGTAAAAGTTCTATTTGGTACTAAAATTCGAATAGTTATTTACTTTACACGTGTATGGATTGTTCACCGTGAGAAATCAATGCTCGATCTTAGGGGCTAGGTAAAACTTGAGGTCTCCTAAGTTTGCAATTGTGTATCGGAATATGATTGGCATATCCTCGGACGTAGAGTCTTGGAGAAGTTGCACGCTCGAACACATCCCGGTGGCTTTGGTGTACATATTGATGTACTTCAGGCTAAACACATTCCCCGTCCGGTCCACCTCCTCGGGGTACTCTATCCGTGTAATCTGGTCGGCAAAGTCTCCCTTGCAGCTCAGCTCCAGTATATTCCCTTCACGAATAATCGACATTTCTTGAGCCAAATTGCTCATGTCGCGAGTAATCTTCTGGAAATCCACAGAAGACAGAGTCGTCACCACATTCATGTGGATGTCAGGTACCTCAAGGATATCCTCGTTAATGTCCAGCAATTTCAGTTTGAAATCCGTAGATGACTTTTTGGCAGGATTTTCAATCTTAATCTCCATCACATCTCGACCCTTGATATCCAGGGTCAAGGTGTCTTGGCTCGTCACCGACTTGAGCAACTTGTACACATTTGACATATTCATCCCTGCAGTGACTTCACCTATACACTCGTACTCCTCAAAGTTCTCCGCCAACAGGGACATGTGCACGAGTGTCACGTGCGCAGTATCAATCGTGAGAATGCTCATTCCCTGCGCGGAAAAGTATACATTCACATCATTGATGATATCCTTCAATACCTCGAATATAGCCTTAAAGGCCGAGGCCTGAATAGTCTTGAGGTGTACTTCTGGCATAGTCATTCTGAATTTACAATCTTTATTTAGCCCTCGAATGCTCCGTAGAGGGATCTTGGGCGAAGTCCTCTTCTCATCGCTGCTCGCACCCGGCGACTGGCGTTTGCTTGTGGAGACAGGGGGGTATTTGGTATTCTCCGGTTTCTCCGCCGTTTCTCGACGAGCAGCTTTGCACCGATATTCTTCCCCCTTTTCAGAACAGAATTCATTCTCCTCTTTTCGGCTGCGTTTTCCCGGTTGAGAACACGGCGAGCCGTGTGGTATCCTCCTGTCAGCATAACAAGCTTTGTTCTGCTTCTGTGGAGAGTTCCACCAAAGTATGGGTCAATGACAGGCTGCCGCCCATAATTTCCCTTTCTCACTGTGAATTGATTTGGGTGATTAAGGTTGTTGACTAGGTTTGCGGTCAGGTGCTGAAAGGTATTTGGGTTCAGGAACTTGCGTTTCGTTCCGTTTGGGCTTGTGATCATATAGGCAATTTTCCCGACGACATTCTGTGAAATGATATTACGCAGGTTATCATTTGGGCGAAGGAACTCACGATTAACCATACTTATATGTTAGATCTTTTTTGGTACGCCTGAGATGGGTTTGTGTTAATCTTCTCTTCGAGTTCAGGGGTGATGACTGGTTGGAGTTGTCTTCCGTATTTATCGAGTGAAAAGAGGTCTTCGCGTGTATCTGACCCGTCTATGTTAAAGGTATAGTCGTTTTCGTCGAACGACTCTATTTCACACGGGGTCATCGATTCAAGCCAGTTTCTAACCTCAGAGCCCACAAACATCTTGCCTTGGTCTGTGACGAGTGTTGGGACGCGTGTGATCTTCTTGTGAGGGTTTCCCTGTGTTGTCACGTTCCAGAGGCGGAGTATGGGTTGGAGAGCGGGTTGGGCCTGTATGTACTTGAGTAAATCGTGACAGTGATGACACCTGTCAGAGAACACAAGGAGTGCCATGTATACTTTATAAGGGCAAAGTTTTGGCGAATCTTTTCGCGCGATACAGTATATGGAGAGCTGGATCTTGGTACTCCTCTTGGTCGCTGTATTTCTGTTTGTTTTCTGGCGACCCACGGCAAACTATGACGTAGCATCTGATGAGAAGCAGGGTGTCCCCCCTGATATTATCCAGGTGATCATCGAGGCTATTCAGAAGGAACACCCTGATGAGGTCCCCCTCGAGACCCTGTTTATCAACAGCATTGGAGAGGGCCGGTACTCAGCCCGGTTTATGTTTCTGAACACCCAGGGCTTCTTCGGAACACAGTACGACGTGCAAGCCGAGGTGACAAAGGAGGGAACCGCCCACATCGCTTCTATGAGCACAACCGCCCAGGTTGACAAGTACGATGCAGGCTTCACTGCGTACAAATCCGACCAGTACACCGACTACACCGACATCAGCAAAGCACTCGATGCCAAACTCAGCTCCGAGCTCAAGAACTACAGAGAAAACCCCACAAACCAGGATGTGTTTTCAAATGACAGGATGAAAACCAAGTACGACAACGTGCCGGCAATCGTCCAAACCGCCTCCACCAACTCATACACCTCAAGCCCAGGGTCTTCCGTGCCAGGACCATCTCCAGCACGTTCAGGTGGAATCGTCGCGGCAGGTGCGCCCGTTTTTAATTCAGCCTAAAGTAGGATGATCTCTGTACAGGATCTTGCAGAGAGAGCAAAGAAGCGAAACGATATCAAAAAGGAAATCTACAAAAGCATTCTGGGTCAATTCTCACGCAAAATCAAGGCGCGATTCGATCTCGGTGACAAATCGACAGTTGTCACTGTCCCCCCGTTTGTCGTCGGGTTTCCCAAGTACGATTTGCCGTGTGCAGTGCGATACCTCGGTCGCCAGCTGGTGCGTCTGGGGTACAAGGTGACTATGGTGACACCTATGAGTTTTGAAGTGTCGTGGGACAAGGCCAAGCCAGTCACAACTGTAGAAGAAGTTGAACCCGAAATCTCATTCCCAAGCCTTATGAATCTTAAAAAGACGGCGTCCAGGTACAAGTAATGGAGTGCAACGACCAAATCATAACCCTCATCAAGCAGAGGATGGAAAAGGGCCGCAAGGAGTACGGCCACGGCATCGTCCAGAACTCGGGCTACGATTGGCTCAGGGAAGCTCTGGAGGAAGCCCTCGATCTTTCAGTCTACCTGGCTGCAAAGATTATAGAGATTGATAGTAGGAATGAGCAAGCAAAACTTCATTCGTGAGGTGAACACCTTTGCGAGGTCTCATGTAATTTCGGATCAAAATATGAAATTGTCAATGTACATTGGTGGTCGACGTGTCGCAACACTTCAGTGCAGTGTAGACGAAGATGGGACGTTCTCCCTTGACTTGCTCTACGTTCACGATGAAAACAACAGACGCCGTGGGTACGCGAGGAAACTTACAGCAATTGCGTTGTGGTGCGCTCGGAGAGCAGGGTTTAAGAAGGCTGAGGCTATTTCAACCCACCTGAACAAGCCATCACACGGTACAGGGAGACCCAACTCAGCCCCCCTCCTCAACCGACTCGGCTTTCGGACATATGCTTATGCTCAGAACTACAACAGCAACACAAACAACAACACGTCAGAGTATATGTCTATCAACCTAAACAGAAACATCCCAGAGGTTAACGCGGTAATACGACAAATGAATAATACCCGGTAATAACAAATGGAAGTTCTCGAGTATTCAGAGCGTCGGTTCACGAAGAAGCTGTGTGATTCGATGATTCCCTCGATGATTGAGACGTTTTGGGAGATTTGGCTAGAGTCCAAGAAGGAGTCCAAGGGTAAGAACCAAACCTTGGTTTTCCAAGAGCTTTTGCGTAACATCAAGACGTGGAACAGCTCAATCAGCTTGAAGCACGCCGACAAGATCAAGAATGCCCACCCCCTGTTCCAGAACTTTATGGCGGCTGTATTCATCTGCCACGTCAAGATTCTGATGAATGGCATTCGGATGGACAAGAAGCCGCGCAAGGTGGGGCTGAAGCTTCCAGCACACGATGTGTTTGTGCAGCGCTGCTACGAGGCGTGTGGTGAAGATATCTACTATAGACCAACAATCATCACAGACCCCGCCAAGACGGACGAAGATCGCAAGAAGGAGTTGAGTGAGCGATTTTCATGTAAAATTCAAGGAGTCATTGAGGACTTGATCCCGTGGGACACCATCGTGGGTGACCTCAAGAATGACTCGGCAGACTTTGATGAGAATGAGGAGGCTGGAGAGGGTGAGGAGGCTGCAGAAGGTGAGGGTGAGGAGGCTGCAGAAGGTGAGGAGAAGGAGGAAATCCCAGAAAACACAGGGGATCTGTCTGACATTGCAAATGACTCGAACAATCAAGCAGCCGTCGAGGCGTCAACCCCGTCAACCAACCCAGTGGCCGAGACACCCAATGGCTCCCAGATGTACTCTGTTTCCCCTTCACTCAAACCTCCTACCGTGACGAAGTTGAACGAGAACGGGGAGTCTTTGTTTGATGATGCGAGGGAGAAGTAGGTGAAGGGGTCTTGCGTTTCTTTGAGGTGGGTGACGCGGACTTTTGCGGGGATGCCGTGCGTTTCCGCTTCAGAGCCGTCATTGTTGACACGGACTTGTTGAAAAGGCGTCCGTATGTGTTTTGTGAAGTTTCTGGTCTATTCTTGTATCCCAACTTTCGGTAAAATGGCTGTGCTTTTGGTACTGCGTTCAACACAATCACCTTCTTGTACCCATCAGCCTTTGAGTTTTTGTAAATTTTATTCATAATTTGTTTACCATACCCCTTTCCGGACAGTGACCCAATCAATGTAACGCGGGTTGCATTGTATTTAGGGGATGCCAGGAACGCAAAGCCAAGTACTGTCTTATTGTTGTTATTCATCAGAAGGTAGTTTGAGTGTCTCTCTCTCCTATAGGTCGAAAAATTACTACGGTTATAGAGTATATTCTTCACCATCTCGTACGCCTGATTCCTGACAGACCTGTCTTCAAATCTTGAATTACCGCGTATCACAGTGGGCATTTTAGTATATACAGATAATAAAGTATGGACAAGTACTTCCGCGAGCCTCTGAGCGCGGCTGCTATTGCTGGAGCCATTACAGCCGGGTATGTCTATTTTAAGAACAAAATGAATGGGCAGGGTAAACTCAAGAATTCAGAGATGATGAAGCCTGCATTCCTAGTTGCTCTGCTTGTGTACTTTATTGTCTCCCAGGGCGTTGGCCAGGGTGACGCAGTCTCAAAGGAACCGTATTAAAGATTACACTCAATTAGAATTCAAATGTCAGCGACAGCATTTAACAACATGCTCTCGAGTTTTTTTGATGATCTTTTGTCTGAGTTTCCAGACAACGAGGTGATCAAGGAGGCCAGCAAGAAGACCAAGACGCGTTTGACGATGGACAGGTTCCTCAAGTACACCGGTGCGCGTATGCATTTGCTGAGTGCACGCGACGACGCCTTCTTTTCAGACAAGAACAAGTTTATGAAGGAGATTGGTGTGTGTGATTTGTGGAAGACGGAGTTGAGCAAGGGTACACGTGATGCCATCTGGGGTCATATTCAGAACCTGCAGATGATTGCTTCATCTATTTCTATGCTTCCACCCCAAATGCTTTCGATGATTGAGTCGACAGCAGATTCTGTGGCCAAGGAGGCTGAGGCGGGTGGTGAGCTCACGCAGGAGAAGCTGATGAGTAGTATGCAGAGTATGATGACTAAAATGATGGCAGAGATGGGTAAGCAGGGTGGTGGAAGAATTTCCCAGTAGATAGTAATATGGATCCCAAGGACATTTTTCGTACCGATGAGTTGTTGAATTTTTGGCCATCTGGGACACAGACTGCGAAAGAGCGCACCTCAGCAACAGCCCGTTTCGTAATATATGCATCACTCATTGTGTTTATGATTAACCGTGACGTCCGTGTGTTGGCCCTGGGTGGTCTTGTTCTTGCAATTTTGTACTACCTGTCCAGCTCGAATATGATTCGGGACGGGAAGATTCGCTCTGCGTATGGCAATACACGTCTGGCGGGTCCTCTGCGTGATCACGTCACTATGCCTACCCTGGACAACCCAATGGGCAACGTGTTGATGACTGATTACTCCGATCAGCCGGACCGCCCAGCTGCTGCGTGGTATCCAAGTGTACGTCAGGAGGTTCAGAACGAGTGGTCCCGTATTCACCCCTTTGAGCGCCGCCGTGACGCCGAGCGCAACTTTTACACAATGCCAAACACCACCATTCCAAACGACCAAACCGGGTTTGCACAGGCGTGTCACGGAAAGCCCTTCTCTCCCTTCTGCAAGGACCAGGGGGGCACCGCGTGCAATATTGATAGCGACCGTTTCCACTTCCCCGAAGAGACCCAGATGCGCGGAGGCAATGGAAGAGGCAGTTAATTAATTTCGTTGGGAATAACAAGATGCCGCAGGAATACTATTCCAACAAGGACATCAATCTTCAGCCCGGTGTTATGCAGGGGCCCGCCACAATCACAATGGCAGACATTGCCGACGTGAGCTCCAAGCTCCGCCCCATCGATACTCTGTCGTGGAAGGGTGCTTGGGGTGAGGCTCCATACGATTTCCCAAATGCGTATGTAAATTTGCCTCTCCGTGTTCTAGACTTTGATCCCATTAGCACATACGCAATCGACCAGAACTCTCGTTTTGTTCAGCGGTATGTGAAGAAATAAAAAAGTAGTACATTAGTAATATGGACCCACTGGCCCTAGCAGCCGTTGTAGGTTTGGTGTTTGCCGGTAAACGTCTGAGTGATGGAGCAGAAGAACAACCGGTAACCACGGAATCCAGAAAACCCCTCCCCCCAGTTGTGACTCGTCGTGACACGGACCTTATGGCTCACCCAGGTGAGCACTGGGCCGACTACCAAGATGTTAAAATTATGACCCCTGAGCTCGGTCGCCGCGTCGGAGACTGGCGCCTTCAGCCGAAGCAGGTTGTTTCGAATATGGGTGACGCGTGGGTCACTGACGGTAAGCGTTCTCCCTTTGGACAGCCGGTGTATGACTTGTACGGCCGCCAGAACATCACAAACAAGATGAATAACTTCCCACCAGTTGAGCGCCACAACGTCGGTCCAGGATTGGGTGTTGGTCCGGATGTGGCGGCAACCGGTGGTTTCCAGCAGTTCTTCCGTGTTTTGCCTCACAACATCAACGAGGAGCGTTTGGTCACACTTGATGGTCTTCCCGGCCCTCGCAACCCAGTCGTCAAGAATGGTGGCGCAGGTGGTTTGGGTGAGGTGACCCACAAGGCGAAGGCGACCAAGACGTGGCACCGCCCCCCTGCACAAAACAATGGACAACAGGCACAAGGCGGTGGTCTCCGTGGCGCCGAGGGTCGTCCAGACCAAATCAAGACTCGCCGGACCACGATTCGTGACCAGACGGGCTTCCGCGGAGACACCCTTGAGTTTGGTATCCCCCACTATAACGTGAAGCAACCATACGACGGATCACTCACAGACAAGTCCCTGCCACACCTGTCCAATAACAGATCAAACGCAGATCGTGCAGGAAATCCAGGAAGAATGAATGTCAGAGAAGACCCAGTGAACGCAGTGGGCGCAATGACAAATTTGAGATCGGAAAGCATCGCCTTCCCCGTCACCGCACCAAGCGCCGGGCGGTTCCAAAACTACATCAAGCCCGAGTTTGACAAGTTTAACGAGAAGAAGACGGTGACAGGAGCGAATCCTTGGGTTGACACGTTGGATATCGCCATCAAGCAGCTTGAGAAAAATTCATTCGTCCAAGAACCATTGTCCGCTCAGTGAACGTAAAAAAAACCTAGACCTATTGTAAAATGAGCGGAGGCATTGTTCAGCTCGTCGCTACTGGTGCTCAGGACGCTTGGTTGACCGGCAAGCCTGAGGTTTCCTTCTTCCGGTCCAACTACAAGCGGTATACTCACTACGCTCACTCCGTCGAGCGTCAAGTGATTCAGGGCACCCCGCAGGCTGGCGGTATCTCCCTGATCCGCTTTGAGAAGAAGGGTGATCTGCTCTCGTATGTGTATTTTACTGCTCGTGACTTGAATAATTCTGCTGTCCCCAACCTAGACTGGTCCAAGGTGTTTGACAAGGTGGAGCTTCTGATTGGTGGACAGGTGATTGACACCCAGGATTTCCAGTGGATGTCCGATGTGGAGCCAGTGGTTGGCGCTCAGAACTTCTCCCAGCGCTACCTGAACTTCAACATCAGCGGTGTGACTAACCAAAAGAACCACTTTTTCCCCCTAAAGTTCTTCTTCTGCAAGGACTACTTCCTAGCACTGCCACTGGTGGCTATCCAGTTCCACGATGTGGAGCTGCGCATCACCTGGTCAAGCCAGCTGGCAAGCACTCTTCCATACGGCCCCACGTTCGCTCCATCCCTGCCGAGCGTGCCAGTGGCCTCTATCAACGTGACTAGCTTCAACGTGGTGACCACTGCAAACGTGGCAAACATCATCACCACAACCACTTCATTCAGCTCGGGTTCCTCCGGTGGACCCCTGTACCCTGGTCAGCTGGTGGCCAACGTTCTTGTGCCCGATGGGAACGTGTGTGGAGTTATCCAGCAGGTGACTTCAAACGCAGCAGGTCTGGCAAACGTGGTGGTTGCCTTTTCAAACAACGCCACTGTCAATTCCAACATCTTCTTCCCACAGAATAGCGTTCTGAACGTGTATTCACCATCCGTGACTGCAACGGTTGTCGGCGCAACGATCGGACCCAGCTCTGCCACTCTGACCATTAACAAGACGGTCGCCCCTCTGGGTGTGGCAAGCATCACCCCCGGTCAGTATGTGGCTGTGCACAGTCTTCCACAGCCAGCTGTGGTGAGCAACGTCACCTCGAACACTGTGGGTATCACCTACCCCACCACAACCGGTGTGGCGGCGGCTGCCACCGTGGTTGGAAGTCAGGTGAGCTTCTTCCCAGGTGCAACAATTCCAACAACCACCTACTCCAGCCTGACATTCATCTGCTGGGCCAACTTCGTCTACCTGGACCAGGCTGAGCGCAAGTTCTTTGCTGATAACGACCACGACCTGCTCATCCACCAGGTGCAGCGCGTGCCCATCAGCAGCACTCCAGTCCAGGAGTTGGCACTGGCACACCCAGTCAAGTACATCGCCTTCCAGACGGTGGACTATGCAACGGTTACCCAGGGTGGAAACGCAGCAGCTGCTGCAGCCAACTATATGCTCAAGACCCAAATCAACGGCACGGATGTCGGCGAGTACCGCCACCTGCCAGCGTGGGTCGACGCTCCACAGTACTACAACACTCCATTCGGCTACAACCACCAGTCCAGGACTGCAAACGTGGCCATCATCAGCTACTGCCTGGACACATCCAAGAACCAGCCAACCGGAACCCTCAACTTCTCCCGCATCGACACCTACCGCATCCTCACCCCAGTCACCCTCTCAGACGCTGCAGGACGCACCGGCCCACTCGCACTCACCAACCCCAACATCTCCAACCCCTACTTCTACGCTGTCAACTATAACGTGCTGCGCATCAAGAATGGTCTCGGCTCGCTTCTGTACGCCAACTAAACTCTCAATTAAATTCAGAAATGCCATTCTGGTTTTGGCTCATTATCGCGTGTATCGTATTTCTTATTACTTACGACAAACGAAGTGGAAATCTTCAAAAATTTTTTGGCCCGGACATAGTAGTTGAGAGTCATGACGACTCGGGAAAGACACAAAGCAGTAGCAATACCGATGAGCCAAATTGAAGGAGTTCCGCACTTTCTTGTGGTCCACGACCGCAGATACAAAGAATGGACGTTTGTTACCGGCGGTTGCCGGCGTCGAGAAATCTACAACCCACTTCGATGTGCGGTTCGAGAACTCGAAGAAGAAACCCGCGGAACGATCAACTTGAAGAGAGGCTCGTACGCCTACTTCAAGTTTTCGACCAACACACCTGAACCGAGAGACCTCGAGGATGGTGTTGATGTGATAAACCATTATCACGTCTATGTTTTTGATCTCCCAATGACTTCAATCGAACACAGACACATTGTGAAGAGATTCGTGGAGGAAAAGGAGAAAATGGAAGGACACGTTGTCCCCTTCCGCAAAAACTATGACGAGAATGATGCATGTGAATTTGACACAATCGAAGGAATTTCAAGACGAAATAACCTGTGGTCAATGATCAGAACTCACGTCATCTGTAACCCTGAATTCATTCAGGCTGTCCGCACCAGAAACAAGACTCCATTCAATCTCAAAATATAACGCGTAAGTTTCCATCCAAAAAAGAATTGACCAATCCCAGATGACACCCAGTAAACTCTGGTATGCTCAGAAGCTCGCAACACTCCTCAACGACGGTTCAAAGGCTGAGGACCTTGCAGAGAAGATGACCATTCGCAGATTATGTTATGAAATTGAAAAAATCGAGGAGGAGCGGGAGGAGAAGGCTGAAGAGCCAGAACCTGAGAAGAAGGAGGACGTGAAGAAGGAGGAGCCTGCGCCTGAGCCCGAGCCCGCGAAGAAGGAGGAAAAGCCACGTGGATTCTGGGCACGTCTTGTGTTTGATTCATCATCCGATGACGATGAATAAAGATTTGGAAACCTAAATGAATATGGATCTTTGGGCTGTCCCAAAGGCACCGGGCACACACACCTTGATGGACGGGGGTATACTCTTTGTTCCAGATGAGGATATGAGTGCGTTTTTCGATGTGTATATCGAACAACTCGGAAAACGCAAGTTGTATGTCGTTGAGCAGAAGACGGAGGTGTTTCGTTTCTTTGTGGACTTGGACTACAAAGCCCAGGATAAACTTGGAGACGAGGCTCTTCTCGCAGTATGTGAGGTTATCCACGATGCAATTGGTCGCCCGGGGAGGTGCTGTATTGCCCGTGCACAGCCTCGTCCTGTGAAGGAGGGGATAAAGTCGGGTGTCCACATTCACTGGCCGGACTACAAGGTGACAAAGCAGGAGGCGATTGCCGCTCGTTCTCGCATTTTGCTCGCGCTTCCACCGGTTGAGGAGGTGGAGTGGGCAAAGGTGATTGACTCGAGTGTGTATGGTGGGTCTGGGCTCCGGATGCTGTGGTCGCACAAAAAGCCATCTGGAGACCCCTACATACCCTGGAAGGAACTTGTGAGTGGGAAGGAGTTTTCGAAAACACCAAACACGGAGATTCTGTCTCTCTTTTCGATACGGTGCCCACGTACTGAGAAGAAGACGCCTGAGGAGGATGACTCGACGCCTGATGCAGAGCCGATTGAGGAGTTTATACAGAGGTATATGCAGGGTCAGAGGAGAACGCACGTGAAGAAGATTAACAGGTTTGAGGATGGAGTTGACGCCTGGTATGTGCAGACTGACTCGAAGTATTGCGAGTGTATTCGGGACGAGCACAAGTCAAACCACATCTGGTTTTTGATCAACAAAGGACGCATCAGCCAGAGGTGTTTCAACGAAGAGTGCAAGGAGTACAACTTTTCAGAACATATTCTTCCCAGCAGTATAGTAGATGAGATCGTTATTGTTGGTAGTCCTCCTAGCAGTGACATTATGGCTTGTCTTACCGAAAGGACGAAGGAGCCAGTTCCTCAAGTTCGAACAGGAGGTGCACCCGTATTCTGGACTCGACCCGACAAGCTGGAACCGATTTTTAAATAATATGTCACTTTTCAATTCTAAATTGGATTCAGACATTGACACTGCTGCACAAGCTCTTTACACAGCGGCTGAGAACATACGAGATATCAGCCTGGGGATACGTAGAGCGGATGATGCTGTCCATCAAGAGAAGCTGAATGAGATTGCGAATCAGCTTGTTTATGAGGGTGAATTTGAAATAAACCAAGTTGCACTCGCAAAGGGACTTTACTTCTTCCCAAGGTACTTAAACGAGACAATACAAGATTATCCAGAGGATGGAGCCACCAATTTCTTTGTCCCAGCAACAGTCAGATCCCACGGCCAGTGAGCCTACTCCAATGCGGACCAGAAGTGGCCGTGTGTCAAAGCCGCCGGTTCGGTATGAGCCTGTTGAGCAGGTTGAGGATGATTACTCGGATGGTGAGTATGACACTGATATGAGTGATTCGTCCGAAATTTCAACGGATGATGAGGATGATGAATATGATGAAGACGAGGATGAAGATGCAGATGAAGATGGAAACTTGAAGGGGTTTGTTGTACCAGATAAAAGCGAGAGTGATAATGAGAGTAGTGATGAGCGACCGACACGCCCCGTCGTTCCTGTCAAAAAGCGAAGATGAGCAGAATGAGTGGCCCGTACGATCTCAAACACCTCACCCAGTTCAAATGGCCACCCCAACAATTGGCGACCCTGTAGACAAGCTCAAGAACAACCCCGTGGTTATTGGGATTCTGCTTGGGATTGTGATTGGAATTATCCTGTCCAATATGCGACCTGTGATTATAAACCCTAAGTAATGACATACAAAGGTGCATTTCCTGATTTTGAATCATTCCCTGAAAAGTCTCCGATAGGCCCTGTGCGCCCCTTTGCGAGATCCTCCTGTAAAAAGCCAATCCAAGGGTTTTCACGGACTTGTGTCCCCGGCTCCATGTCCCTGAACACTTCAAACGCCTGATCTGTGTGCGTCACTGCTTTTGCGGGTGGGCACACTTTGTCTAGGCGACTGTACGCAAACCAGAGCAGACCAACGACAATTAGAATTGCGATGCACGCAAATATCATATTATTAATACCACACAAAATTACTCCTCTTCCTTGACTGACTCGAGAGCCTTGAGCTCAGCCTCAGTCTCGAGACGTCGCTGCTCGATGATTGCCGCCACCTTCTCGTCCGCCATCTTGACCAGCTCGGACATGTCCTTGTCGGGAAACTCCTTCTTGAGATCCTCGATAATCTCGGCTGGGTGGGGAATTGGGGGGACATCAGGCTTGTTGTAGTACCTGGAGTTCTCATCCGATGGATCAATGTACGGAAAGTCGCCATCCACTGGCTTGGCCATCATATCCCGCTTGCGCTTCTCGAACATTGAAGCGGCAGCGGTCTGGTTCTCGCGGTACTTGGCCATAATCTCCTCAAGCTTCTCGTTCTGGTAGTGGACATCCTGAATCTGATCACGCTCGGGAGGAATCAGAAGCCACTTGTACATGTCCACCACGTAAATGTCCACGATAGCATCCTCCTTCTGCAGACGCTTGGCGTGACTCGCCGCCTCGTCACGGGTTGCAAAACACCCACGAATCTTCATACCAAGCTTCTCATTCTTCTGTGGCAGATCTGGTCCCACAAACGAGATGCACGCAAACAGTTGTCCAGGCACAGTCAGATAATCCTGCTCAAGAGAACCCATTACTCTTCTGAGTCATAAAAACTTTAAGTAAAAATCGCGTTGTGTTACTGAGGGCATAAAGCGTGGTGTTCCTATCATCACAAGATGGAAGAACTCCGAAAACTCCACAACACATGCAAACGCGAGTTGATCACAGAGTGGGTCTCACCGGGGTCATATGTCCTCGACTGTGGGTGTGGGCGTGGAGGTGACATGCACAAGTGGAAGTCTGTTCCACGTGTCTCTGTGGTTGGCATTGACCCAGACATGGAGTCCCTAGTTGAAGCTCGGATGCGTGCTCAAAATTCCAATTCTAAAATGAAATTCATTGGACCGGGGGACATCACTGATGCAGTTCAGTATGGACCCTTTGATGTGGTGTGTTACAACTTTGCATTGCACTACATTTTCGAATCTCCAATTTTATTTCAAAATTCAGTGGAGGCCATAGACAAGTGTGTCAAGCCGGGTGGTCTTCTCATAGGCATCACCCCTGACAGGGCTCGTATGAGGGACTTTAGGGATACCCTGGGAAACAGTGTTACACTCGAGGGTGACCACGCACTGGTGCATCTCAGTGATGGGCCGTTTTACGCCGAGGGAGCGAAGAAGGAACCTCTTCTCGACGCCAATGTCTTTATCCGGGAAATGCAGCAGAGAAACTTCAGACTCGTGCTTTGGGAGCCGATGCTGAGCAGGCCGAACGGGTTGATTTCGGATATTTACTCAAAATTTGTGTTTGCTAAGAATAGATGAGTGGCCTCCTGGTCCTCGGGGTGTTGACAGTCGTGTTTGCGGATCTCGTCACAATGACTAAAGACCCTCCTTTGTTGACTGAAATAAAGAAACGATACAAGAAGATCCGTGAGTCTCTCCCAGCTGAGAAGCGTTGGAGTCTGATTTGCAAAAAGCACTCCATCATCACAGGGACAGGTCCCACGTATGGCACAGCTGGACAAAACGTGAACAAGGGGTACGAAATCTATATCTGCTTGGATGGAGAAGATATAGAGTCGGCGATGTATGTGTTTTTGCACGAGCTCGCTCACTTGTCTGTGGACGAGTACGATCACACCCAGCGGTTTTGGGACAATTTTAGGGATTTACGAGTAATTTGTAAACAGATTGGGGTGTATAACCCCTCAATTCAGACCACACAGTACTGTGGTGAAAAGATTACTGCTTCTCAATGAATTGGCGAGCAAAATAGAAGAGCACTGCAGAGACCAGTGCAGTCACCACCATACCCGTCACGGACATCTCACCCTCTGGAGTCAGAAACTTTGGCACCATAGAGACGAGCTTGTTCTGGACTGGCTTGGAGTATGCAATCACGGCAATCACACCGGCCAAAGCAGCCATAAACTGCTCATCCGTCAGGCCAAAGGGGTTCTTTGACTTTTTGCCAGAGTATTGGGGGGAATCCGACTTGGGAGTGCGCTTGTTGCCAGTCTGCATCTGAGGGGGACCCATCATCTCATCCTGAAGAAGCTGCCCGGGGCCAGCCATCACTTCCTCAATCGGTGTGGAGAAATCAGCCATTTGAGATTCATCAATTTTATTTTCCAGGTCATTTGGAAGCAGTCCAGTTGGAACACTCTTCTTCTCATCCGATGGCAACTCTTTGATCATGTCTATCCCAGAATTTGGGTCATAACTCATCATCTCTGCTACTATCTAGTTTTTTTGACAACAACACTTGGCGCGCCGCGTGAACGTGGAGGAGCAGGGCCTGGCACTTGACCGACTTGATACCTCGGATTGTAATTTTTGTGATGGTATTGCCAAAACGCCTCATTCCCAACCCTGAAATTCTTGCGGATAGGAGCCTTGTACCAAAACACCATATCCTGGAGACGATTCGTCTTGCACGTGTTGTCAAGCACAAGACACTCGTAATTCTCAGTACACGCATCCATCACCTGACAAAACACATCAAAACTGGGGAACATCCCGAAAAAGCACTTGTACAAGTTTTCCCGATTCTGCTTCACATTGTCCCTGAGAACAAACACATAGTCTGTGTTTGATCGAATCATAGGCGTCATGTCCATCACGTACTGGGTTGTCATCATAAAGAAGATGTTCCAGTGACGGCCATTCATAAACAGGCTTCGCATCACAGTATCCCTCATAAACGCCCTGTCATACATGCAGTCATCCATCAAGATGAATACAGGAGGAAGCTTGTCCTTTCCCACACGAGCCGCAATCTTGCGCTGACGCTCCATAATCTTCTCGATAGCCTCACGGTTGTAATCTGAATAGACGAAGAGGTCTGGAATGAATTGTTTGTAGTGTCCGTTTCCATCCTCCGTCCCTGACATGGCAATTCCAGCTGGAATATTACGCTTGTGCCAGAGAATGTCCGTGACAAGGGTTGACTTGCCCGTGCCACGCTTCCCTATGAATACACACACTCGGTCGCTCCGCATCTTTGTCGGGTCGAATCGCTTGAGTTGAATACTCATCCTGTTAGGTGCATTCAAATTTCAAAATAAAATTATACGCGGAGTAATAGAATGTCCGCTGGGTACATCCAGTTGGCGGCGATTGGACAGCAAGATGCACTCTTGACTGGGAAGCCTAGTGTTACCTATTTTCAGGGGCTGTATTCCCGAAACACACCATTCGTGCTCGAAGCCTATGATATTCCATTCAACGGAACGAAACAGGCGTTCGGCACGCAATCCATCTGCAAAATTCCCTTCAAAGGAGACATCGTCAGGGGTCTCACACTCAAAACAAATATGCCCTACCTCAAAAACCCCGGAAACGAGTACAACTGGTCCAACACAGCCAGTGAAACAGGATTCTTTCCGCAAATCATCATCGACGGTGTGTACTTCCGGGCACCGACACAGGGTATCACATACTACTCTACCAACGTGGACTCCCAGTCAAACGCGTCAATTGGGTGGTTCACCTATCCAGCCACCCTCCAGTTCTCCACAAGCACCTCAACCGCACCTGTCACCGGTGTATCCATCACTCTCCCGTTCACCGTCGGAAACGTACTCCCGGGAGTCAGCGTGTTCAGTGGTGACATTGCCACTGTCACCGGTGTGGCTGGGACGATGATCGTGTCTTCTGCAACCACAACGAGCATCACATTCACCATCAATAACCAAACCACATCAACCATCCCATCCGGAGCAACAGTCGCTCTGCAATCAGCTCAGGGAACAGCTTCTGTACTCACACAAGCAGCGATTGCTGCCAACCCATCCGCGGTCACCACCCTGGTCGTCCCTCTTCCGAGTTCTTCGTGGGGAACCACTGTTTTCCTCAACTACACGGCAACGATGCCAGGTGTCACCGGAACGATGTCTGTTCAGTCATACAGTTTTGCCGGACCAATTGTGCAAGTCACATTCGGAATTCCCTCACAAACCACTGCACTCATCCCGTCTGGAACGACACTTACGATAAAAACACCGAGAACAGTGTCTTCGAATGTATTTTACAGTGCAAATGTGAACAAATTCTACTTCACTTCATTCTCAAACATCGAAGTGTCTCCATCATTTACGACATTTTGGGGGTTCGACCCCAAGAACTTTGACAGTCTTCTGCCGTCTGGAAATCTGAATTACGTCATCTCCTCAACAAGTAACCACCCCTCACAAACCGTCCTAGGAACAACACGTGCAACATCCGACTTTACCCTCGAACAAGGTGGGTGGACGCGTGGAAGCGGTATTCCGTCTGCTGAGAAGCGGTCTGGGTTGTATTTTCAAGTAAACAATGACGTACAGGCTTCAGCCACTCCTTCGGCAACACAGTTTCAGATGTACAGTAACTACCTGTTTTTCAATTTCTCCCGAAATTTGTACATTGCACAAGTATCGGGCTCCACCTTTTCTTTCCAATCTGTGAATGGTAATATCGCCATCACAAAGTCGGGACAGTACTGTCTCCGTGGAAATCTCTTGACTGCATACCCCGACAGCGTGTATTCAGTGGCATATGTCATCTCAACAGTTGACACTGTACCATCGCTGAATTTCGCAACTGAACACGTCATATCAACGACATCACAACCCACACCAACCTTCACAATCCCTATGAATATCGTTGTGACTTCCGGAATTGTGTATATCAGCGTGTTTGTTCGGTTGAATCAACCCCCTTCAACAGGCGCAGGAACACTGAGAGCAGGCTCGTGGATTTCAATTGGTCCAATCGACCAAGCCTTCATGTGCCAAACACCCACAACATCACTTGCAACCGGTCCACAAGTTGCACTCCAGAACTATATTTCTTACCCTACAATTTCAGCTGCGTCAATCATATCAATCAACCCAACTACAAACTCCTTCACGTTTAACCAGACGGGTACCTATCTGATAACAACTGTTATGGGGTTTCAGAATAGTGTTCTCGCGGGCGTCACCCTCAGTTACGGTACACGTGGATCGGGTACGCCAATCTACAATTACACATCTCCCCAAGGTACAATCGGATACCCTTCGATGGATTTCACAATCCCGGTGAATGTAACACCCATCTCTCTCGGACCGTACTACCTAGACATCACAATGAAAAACTTGACTGGAACAGTGTTGAGTGACACATTCACATATTCAAACACTTCCTACATTAGTATTGTGCAAAATGGAGCTATAACTCCAACGTCATCATACACACAAAACGGTATCTTAATTACTCCAGCGGTGGCTTCTTTCATTCTGCCAAGCCCCATTGATCTAAGTACTGCAAGCTGGAACGTACCTGTCGGAAACACTCCAATCATAACAGTCTCGGGTGGCAAGATTTCAGTCACAACCGGTGGTCTGTACTATTTCCAGGCTGTACTGTGTACGGCTGACGTTCTCAAGTCGATTACTCTCACCGTAACAGGTGGAAGCAACTTGTCCGTCTCGTATCCCATCGGTGTGGGATTGCTTCCTCCGTATTCCCTGGGTTTACCCCTGTATATCCCTACAGCATCTCTTATCACACCTTCTCTGATTCAAATCAGTTATCTCACTACAGCGGGCACTACAACAACCGCATATTCGAATACAACTATCGCAATCGGACCGCTTGCGAGTAACATTACTGACGTGTACACGTATGTTGATTCAGTTGGAACATATATGATTGACTCTGCCGAGCTGCGCATCGGTGGTCAGCTCATTCAGCAGCTCACTGGAGAGCAAATTGAGCTGTATAACGACTTGTACATTCCGTATGAGAACCAGCCTGGTCTGAAACTGCTGACAGGAAAACAAGACACTTCAAATGTGTTTGACCCGGGGAGAACATACTACACAAACCTGCCATTCTACTTTTACGGGAACAACGAGCTCTCCATCCCCATCGCAGCGCTCCAGAGATCTGATCTCGAGGTGGCCATCACTTTCAAACCCTTCAGTCAGTTGTCTTACGTGTCCAACATCTCTTCAATCAATCAGTCAATGACAGCCACAATCATTGTCGAGTATGGATACCTCTCTGAAAATGAAGTGAAGTGGATGCAGAAAAACAGACTCGAATATCTCATCACACAAACCCAGACAACCTCTTTTGTTCTTCCAAACAACTTCTCGACAGGTACATTCAAACTTCCATTCTTCAATCCAGTCCGTGAAATCTACATTGTGATTCAAAACGAATCAACAGCGCCTTACGACTTTGCAAACAACGGCTTGACAAACCTCGGTCTCTTGTTCAATGGTCAGGAATACCTCAGTCGACAGGTGATTGACGCCCAGTACCTCCAGTACGTGCAAGCCTTCCAAAAGTACAACGTGACCCCCGTCAGAAAGTTTTACGTGTACTCGTTTGCAAACGATCCTATGAATCCCCGGCCAACCGGACAAATCAACTTTAGTCGTATGAAGGATATCACACTCGACGTGACAGTCGCACCACTCGCCGGACTACGCCGGTATATGAGGGTGTACGCCACGAGCTACAATATACTCAGGATCGAAAACGGCCTCGCTGGTATACTGTTTAATTTTACCTAAATAATAGTAGAGATGGCTGGAAGAGCCACACTGGCCTATTTTGGCGCAGACGACGTCATGTTGGTGGGAAACCCCGAAATGACTTATTTCCTGGAAAAATACAGTGCTCAAATCCCATTTGCAAAACGTCTCGAAGTGATCAGCTTCGACACACAAGTCAAGTTTGATGGTGAGAGCGTTGTCCAGATCCCAAAGAGAGGTGATCTCGTCACGAATTTGTATTTGAAATTCACAACCCCCCTGATCTTGGCTGCATTTTGCGACTCGGCCCTGACCTACATGATCGAGTATGTTGACATTTCGTATGAGGGACAGCTCATTGAACGCCTGTATGGGGAGTATATCGAGATTATGAATGACATAAAGACACCCCAGGGAAAACAGGGAACACTGCAGTACCTCACGGGAAAGATCTACCCAGTCACAGCTGCAACAATCAACCAAGTCTACACCATCCCACTCCCGTTTACAATCTTACGCAAGGGCCTCGAGATGAAAGATGCGTACATCGAGTTTCGAGTAAGACTCAGAAACTCACAGACATTCACCATCAACCCAGTCACCCTGTGGACAACACCCCTCAACATCCAACTCCTCGTCGAGTACGCATATATAGGTGCACCCCTCAAACGAGACGTTCAAATCTTCGAGCAAGTCCAGCGTGTCGAGTTCTTTGTACCACAGGGTATAAACAATGTCAGGCTTTCATTGGGATTTATGAATCCCGTGAAAGAGATATTCTTGGTGTTACAAAACACAGGTGCTTTTGGTTATGATTTTACCACAGATGGATCCTTCAGTGCAGACCTCAACACGTACGCAAATGGGACCACCGAACAGCTTTCGAATTTAGTTTTGAAATTCAATAATGTGGAGCGCATCAGTAAGGACATCGGTATCCCCCTGTACCTTCGTACAATCCAGGCTATGGAGTACCACACTCGTGTACCTGACAGAAAGTTCTACATGTACTCCTTCAGCCTTGACCCCGAGAATGTGCTTCCGACAGGTCAGGTGAACATGTCACGAATTTCGAATCAAATTATGGAATTGACTTTGAACCCAAGTACACAGTCACGGTTTATCCGTTTGTACGCGGTAAGCTACAACTTCATAAAAGATGGTCGAATTCTATTTGCAAATTACGAGGAGGCGGGTAACTTAAACAGATTCACAGGTAATTAAGTATAATATGGATTTCTACGAGTCGGCGACCGAGTTGTTTCTTCCTGTGATGGAGTCTGGAACTCTGCTTGCAGCTCACTACGCCAAGGCGTGTGGGCGTGACACTGTCACCGCCGAGGACCTCCAATACGGGTTGATGTATGCAGCTCGCAACGTTGCTGGGAAACAAACCACATCCCTCTTTCCCGAGATTTACGACTCGTCTGACTCTGACGAGGAGGATGTCGAGGTTGTGGAGGATGACGAGACCCCATTCACTCGGTACACAGGGGAGGAGAAGCTGTATTGTGATATGAATGAGTGTGCCGACACGTGGGGGCAGTGGGTTCCCGACAACCCCCTGGAATGTGCGCTGAAGAGGGCAATCGACAAAGCCGGAGAATAACAGGATGGACATACATCTCAAAAGTATGTCTCTGAACGACCCAATACCATATGAGCCAACTCGGAAATTCACCGAGTTTGTTCAGGTGGAGGAGGAGGTGGAGGAGGAACTTCCGTCCAAAGTAAAGTACTCGATCATCCTCCAGGAAGAAGAGTATGAAGCCGAGGAGGAGGATTTTTTTCGAGATAAATAATACAATGGCAGGTGTTCTTTCGTCCGTTGCTCTCCAGCTCGAGTCCCAGTCCCTGAATTCTGTGGTTGCCGGTTTCTCCTTCGCCGCCGCCGTGGCGTGGATGGATGCCGTCCGCTACTTCATCTCCCAGGTGGTTCAGGTGAGCAAGAACGGTGGCCAGTACTACGTGCTGAGCGCCGTCTTCACGACTCTGCTGTCCATCCTGGTCTTTATGACAATCAAGGCACTGGTGACCAACGTGCAGATCAAGGAGCCGTCCGCACCACTGTACGCAGTGACGGGACGTTAAGCGGTGTCACCACCGCAGGAGGAGTAGGGTTCAGCCGCTTGTATATAATATAACCAATAGCAGCTATAATCAGAAAAATGACAAGGGTCCATCGACCCACAAGAGGCCGCTTCACTTCGGGCTCTTTTGGTTTTTGAATTGTAATCATATCTTCCAGTATCCGACGCAACTCAACCATGTCTACCGAGGGTGGAGGAGGGGGTTCCTCCTTCTCTGGTTGGTGAAACCTCAGTACAAACGCATTATTCTCAAACCCCCTGAAATTCACAGGCGCACCACTTGCATCCACCCACCGAACCGTCAACCGACTTACAACGTCAATAGGATGTGGATACTCTGTGTGCATTTGATAGTCACCACCCTCACTAAACAGCTTGACACTCCCTGAATTCACATTCATAGGAATCGCTGCAAACGAATTACGCGCATTCAGTCCACTAAACGTGCCAGAACCGTCACGATTCATAGCAAGTGCACCCGCCATTCCAGGAGTGCGCAGCTCCTCTATGTCCAAAAACACATACTCGTTCAGTGAAAAGTCAACCATCGTGTTTGACTTGATGTAGTATGCTGACCCATACACCTGGGAATACACAGGGTCACCGGTAGCAGACACTGCTGAAAAAGTACCTGCGGGTATACCCACTAATTTTGAAATAGAATTCGAAATTGTCAGATTGAATGGACTATTTGACAAGAACAGAAACTTCCCCTCGGATGATATCCATTTCACATTTGAAAATGAAGTTGACAGGCGCGAGTTGATTTCATCACACAAATTGCCAGCATTGTAAAATCCTGGTTTGAAATTCATCACTGTCGATCCAAAGGTGATGGCGGATGTACCATCCGTCAAATTGTACATTGTGTTTGGCACCTTGCACGACACCAAATCAACTTGAGCCACATTCTTGATGGGTGTTGTCAGGTGTAAAACGTATGAGTTTCCACTCGGGTAGAGTACCGTGTCGCGGTTCTTGGAGTCAGCATAAAGAATAACCGTCTCCATTATACACTATGAATCTTACACATTTTTTTAATGAAAGGAGATACTCACCTATTTGCGACGAGTTTCCAGATGAAACCAAGTACCCTCTCTTTTACACAGTGAAAAAGTACGAATTCACGATTGAACCCGGGGATGCCCTCTTTATCCCTATGGGGTGGTTCCACCTTGTGTATTCTGATGAAGGAAACCCAAACACTGCAATGTCCGTGTTTGTCCCTTGCCCTGAGACTGCACAAGAGGGTCAGTTCAATGGGTCATTCCCCCGGAAGATTAAAAACCCAAATTCCAATTTCAATATAAAATTGCTGGAGTACTCGGCGGAGAAGTACGACTGTGTCAAGTCGACATCTGGTGTGTTCCAGTCGGATTACATAGCACCGTGTAGACGTCATTCTGGAATGGAGTGGTATGACACGAGCATCAAGGAGTTTCTCCAAAGAAAGGACCCGACCGAGTACGTGCTTCACAACTCGTCTGACCCCTTCTTCCTCAAATTCCTCCCAGACCCCTCACTCACACCCAAACACGTGTCAATCCTCGTGAACTGGGGGAATGTCCGGACAACCATCCACTACGACCTCAATGACAACTACCTCTGCCAATTTCAAGGCAAAAAGAGGGTCATCCTCTTTGAACCCGAGGACAGAGACAAGATGTACACGTGGAACCCATACCCACTCGAACTCATCAAGGAGATGAATAACAGTCTGTGTATTCAAAAGTACGTAGAGGTGAGCAGCAAACTTGCCGACAGTTCCATTGAACCTTCTGCAGTGTTCGAGGAGTGTATACAAGAGTATTGTAAAAAGTACAAGCTCGATATCCCACGAAGAGACTACACGTACATCACGTGCAACACAAACGAGATTAACAAGTACAAACCACAAAACGACCTCTTGATGGTCTTTCTCTTTATGGAGGCGGGGCAGATTAACATCAACGAGTACAACTACGAGATGAAAGCAGGGCAGGTGATTATATTTCCAATTTCATTTACGTTTCGGTGTGGTTTTCCTGATGGGCAGAGCTGCATGGTGGTTTTCCAGGGTCAGCGGAAAGAGTGACCACTCACCCAGCACACGAGTGCATAGCGTGTGCCACGCGTGACCGGGGTGACCCTGTGTCGAATAAATGAAGGAAACACAACTGCAGTGCCTTGCCGAATGTCACTCTCCGTGTAATGATCAAACTCTAGTCTTCCCCCGTCATAGTCTCCTGGATCTGATAGTTGGACAGAT